ACTAAAATTAATGAGTTTTACTCAGGGTTCAGCGACCCAAACAATCAACCTGTATGGTTCGGTCGGAATTGGCACGGCGCCTTCCGCATACACCCTACAAGTTGGTGGCACCATCGGTGCCTCAGGTGACATCACTGCTCTTTATTCGGACGACCGTCTCAAGATTCGGACGGGCGCTCTCGACAACGCCCTGGAAAAAGTGTGCTCTCTGGACACGTTCACGTACGTCTCGAACGACCTGGCCAAGTCGCTCGGCTATGACGACCGCCAACGAGTCGGCCTCTCGGCGCAGCAGGTACAGAAGATACTGCCCGAAGCTGTCTGTCCAGCCCCGGCCGACCCCGAGTACCTCACGATTCAGTACGAAAAGCTGGTGCCACTGCTCGTCGAAGCCATAAAAGAATTGTCGGCCAAATGTAGATGAGCCTTACGGCCAAGAAAACAGGTACTCTCTTCGGTACAACCTCTATTTCTAACGGGATTGGTTCGGGAGTGAGCAATCGCGAACTCCAAGGAACGGCTACAATAAATTATGGCGGGGCACCCTCCGGCTATACTGCACTGTCCCTCCCGGGAGCTTCTGGAGCTTATATGGCTCTTGGAACCAGTCATCCGGCGAATTTTACACTCTCTTCTTTAAATTTTTTTGTAGAATGCTGGGTCTACTTCAACACCATGCCTGTTGCCAATACACAGGACTATTATATTGTCCAACGAGGAACTGGTGTTTATGCAGCAGAAGACATGGGTCTGCGACTTAGGCCTCTTACTGGGACTAACTGTGTCGGATTTTATGTTTTTGGCACAAATGGAAGTATTACAGAAATATATTCAGGTAATTTGACAACCGGTACATGGTATCACATCGCCGCATCTGTCACAACGACCGGTGCTTATTATCTATTTGTCAACGGTTCCTTGCAGAGTTCGACGAATCTGAATATCGCACCAAGGACATCGGCTGGGTGTAATTTCTTCATAGGTACTCCTGTTGTTCAGTCTGATTGGATAGCGACTAATGCATATGTTCGCGATGTTCGAGTGCTCCAAGGAGGTGCCGTGCCGACCAGCACATTCTCAGTGCCTGCAAACGTGCCGTTTGGTCTCGGGACACCAACATACGTGGCCGGGATGGGCACAGCAGTCCTCAGTCTGTACACACAGTACTTTTATCCATCGTGGGTTTCTTTGTCAGGAAATCAGGGAACTTATATGAATTTAGGAATTCCGAGTGGTCCATATTTTTCATCAACTTTCAACACATTTATTCAAGGCTGGGTATATATCAATTCAACCGCTGCAAATGCCGGTTACGTTATAATGTCGACCGCTACAGTAGAAGTCAACGCTACAGAAGATTGGGGACTTCGGGTACTTTCAGGTGGAACTCTGCAATTTTATCTTTATAATTCTAGTGTTGTATCAACTGGAGTTACTTCATCTTCAGCTTTAAGCGCTGGAAGATGGTACCACATGGCTGTATCATACATATATAATGTGGGAACATACGGTACTATGTATTTGTTTGTGAATGGTGTTTTTCAAAATTCATCTGCGATGAGTGGAGGATTTCCAAGATTCACTTCTACAAATATTATTACGGTAGGCTCTCGTCTGACGACACTAGGGTGGTCTCCTCTAAATTCATATATTCAAGACTTGCAGTTTGTTCGAGGAGGCTCAGTGCCCACAACGACATTCACACCTAATTCTGCCCCTTTCAGCCTGCTCGCGCCCTCATATGTGCCTGGCGGTACTTGTGTCCTCAGCCTCGCGACACAATATTTTCTAAATACTTTGGCAACCGTAACACCCTCTGGTACAGCTGGTGGTTATGGCCCCAATGGGACTGGCGGAGACCTGACGCAATTCATCGCCGGCAACAAGGTTCACTTTTTCACGACAGTCGGTACGCAGACCCTGACCGTGACTGGTTCGGGCTATGTGACTGTTTTGGTCGTCGCGGGCGGCGGTGGTGGCGGCTATGACCGTGCAGCCGGTGGTGGCGCCGGTGGTATTATTTATACAAGTTTTGTTCTGCAACCAGGGACATATACGGTCACTATCGGAGATGGAGGCGCTGGCTCGATAAACAATGTAACGAATGGTACAAACGGGCAAAATTCATCATTTGGAAGTTTGATAGCCGTAGGCGGTGGTGGTGGCGGTACATATGCTGCTGGTTTTGCAGGCGGGTCTGGTGGTGGCGGCCATGGTCAGGCGTCCTATGCCGGAGGAGCTGCCGGTCCCAATAATCAGGGGAATATTGGCGGTGCTGGTCTAACTGGTACAAATTCAAATTCTGGAGGGGGTGGTGGTGCAAACGGTGCAGGAATAGCTGGCGGTAACGGCCTGAATGCAGTAGGTGGGGATGGAGGCCCTGGGCGACTTGTTTCTATTTCAGGGATACCTACTTACTATGCGGGTGGTGGTGGTGGTTCTATCGCATTCGATAACTTTTCAGGAACATCCGGGAAGGGTCTTGGAGGCGTGGGTGGCGGCGGTAATTCTGGTCAGACCCGTGGTGCGAACGGGTCTCCCGGAACACCAAATACTGGTGGTGGTGGCGGTGGTGGTGCGAATATTCCACAAGGAAATGGTGGTAAAGGAGGCTCTGGAATAGTCATCGTGAGTTATCCGACGGCAATACCGTCATATATTGGAGGATATGTACCACTGGTCCCTGTTTTCAGTCAGATTTCAGCCGGTGCAAAGACGTCGTCGGTCGCTGCATATAGCTTACGAGCACTTGCGCTGACGTCAGCGCGTGTTGTCAATGTACGACGGTCTTCAGACTCGGCAACTCTTGATTTTTATTCAACAACATCCGGGACAAATCTCTATAGCTCGACAAATATTTTACTAAAAAATTGGCTAGCAGGTTCAATAGGGTATGTCACCACATTGTACGACCAGTCTGGTAATGCCAAAGACATGATTCAGGGGACGGTTGCAAATCAGCCCGTTATAGATTTAACAACTTCGCCTTATTCTATTGTTTTTAACGGTAACAATACGTACCTGTACAACAGCGCAGTCACGTTCAATCTGGGTGCTGGTGTGTTTACAGTTCGATATTTGGTCGATAATGTGGCGGGTGGGTGTGTCGTACACAAGTCTGACAATTTGCTCACTTCATGGACGGGCCATTCTAAAAAGTTTTGGCTCGGTGACGGAACAACCACTGAAGGTCTACGCGGGCGGTATCCTTCCCAAGTTGGAAATGCTGAAAATTTTGTTGTTTCGGCCGGAATTGGTACAGGTAAGTTTTCAGTAGTGCACAAGGCAACAGCAACTACAGCCGTTCCTATTTATATAAACGGAACAAATCAAACACTTTCTACAAATAATTTAGTTATGGCAAACGACCCTGGAAACTATCTTATTCTAGGGGCCGGTTCAGCCTCTGCATACTATGCCGGAACTCTGTACGAGATGGAGCTCTTTTCGACGGCACTGTCAGATGCGGACCGTCTTCTTTTGGAAAATTAAATTAAAAAGAATTATAAATGGCCGATGTGCCTACTGTCGGGGCCGTCTCATTTTCACAAATGAGAGGTTCGACCAACAACACAGGTCAGGGTGTGAGCCTGGGCAGTCTTAACCTGCACAACCTCAACACTCCCCAACGGCTCGGTCAGGTTGCAACCAGCCAAACGCTCGGCACTTCAAAGAGGGCACCGCCCCTGTTTTCACCCTCTAGTCAGCAAGGCATAGTAGGTCTTTACTCGATGAAGCTGGCCAACCCTTATTACACAGGTCCGGTCATCAAAGCCCAGCGGTCGCTCGATAACAGCACGCTTGACTTTTGGGCAGATGCTGACGGCACCCTCATGAGCGCAACCGGAAACAGCTACGTAACATGGGTCGGTTCCGGTACGGCCAACCTGCTCACGTGGTACGACCAGTCCCAGAATGACATGGCGGCTCTCAAATATCCACCAATAACTCTCGGTGGAGGCACTTCTAACCCGACAACCGCCACACTGACAGCCGCTCCGTACGGAAACGGCTCGTACATATACTCGGCCTCGACTCAGTACTCCACGGGTGAGTTTGTCGGTGCTCTCTTTAACAACTCTGGTAATTATCAGAGCTACACGTCAGGAGGAGGAGTCGATGCATATAACGGTTCGACGGGTGTTTTTACCGGGTCGACGAGTACTACAGTGAGCGGGTCTGCGTACTTGGGAGCGTGGGTCCAACTCCAACTCCCTTATGCCATATACCCAACTGGATATTACCGACTTATGAGCTCGAGTCGAAACGAAATAAGTCACGTCTTGGCAGGTTCGAACAATGGAACGACATGGACTCTCCTCAATTCAACTACAGAGCCAGCATATACAACATCCAGTTTTATTAACTTGAACGTTTCAGCTTCTTATTCTTATTTTCGTCTTATAGCACGCGCTATAAACCCTGCAAATACATATGGTTTCTGGTCGATGGCGCAACTCGACCTGTACGGCCGGCAGTCTCTGACATCGAGCAGAAATGCACTGGCCACGACAGCAAGTGGTGGTAACCCTCCTCTTATTGTCATAGACCCTCTGAGTTCGATAGCGCCATATCTAGTCGGGACAGCGACAGCGAACCACTCGGCACCCACGTCCAACGTGGCGCTCGTCCTGCCGGGAACGGCTGGAAACTACGTGAACTTTGGGGCGACGCATCCAGCCAATTTTGATACAAATTCATCTAATTTGTTTTGTGAAGCGTGGATATATCTCAATTCGTTTCAATCAGTCGCAACGACGATTATTGGGAGACAAAATACGATTGCATCACCAGCGGAAGATTGGATGTTGTGGATAAATGGGTCAAGACAGCCACAATTTCGTGTGACATCAACCACAAATGCGTCTCAAGATGCCTCACTTGCGACCGTGATGAACACCGGACAGTGGTATCACATGGCTGGATCATGGGACAATACGAATAAGAAGCTTTATGTTTTTCTCAACGGAACTGCGTCTGCAGCCACTAATTTCTCGGGAACTGCTCGTTTCAATTCAACTTGGGCCATTCAACTTGGTATTTATACAGGGGGTCAGTATTTGGACGGCTACATTCGTGACGTGCGTGTGGTCCAAGGGGGCTCTGTACCGACTGCAAATTTCACACCGGACCAAGTGCCGTTTGCGAAAGTTTCTCCGGCGTATGTCCCATCAATGGGAACACCTGTTTTGGTGCTCTACGGTCAATTCTTTGCTAATGGGAAATATGTTGTATATTTCCCCAATGGAGTAGCCACCTCATCTGCTTACTACGGTCTGACGTTCAGCCCACAGACAATAACAGGGACTATGATACAGTACCGGACAATTTCAAACCCGTCGACTTATCAAACCTTTTTGGCCGGGTCGACCGATATGAGCATAAAATATACAAATAATACTCTGCTCGGAGCTACTACTGATTTTCTTGGTTAAAATTAGTAATGACCCAGGCGGTCCCCGCGGGATACACTGTATTCCCGTGGGCATCTTTACCAGCATCTTTCACACTGACAGCAGTATCAGGTGGAAAATGGTGGGCTTATAGCGGGAGTACTCTATATCTCGATACGTCGACACCTATTCTGAATATGTTTGCAGACCAGCCTGGTGATGTCTATGGCGGAACCGGTACGACCGGTTGGATGCGCCTTCAGCGTGTCGGGACGAGTACGACTGAATGTGTCCGACACGCCGGCTTTGACATGTACCTGAACGGTTGGGGTGGTGGCAATTTTGACTTTGCGTGGCGTTTTTACTACTTGACAGGTGGTAATAATGCCCAAGTAATAGTCGGTAACAATTATCCGGCCGATGGAACTGGTATGTTTGTACAGGATAGCGGCAACGGTCGAGTTCGAATCAATACAAATGTTGCTGCAAGTGCTACCGTATTTACGATAAGTAATCTTATAAACGGATATGGGTTGTACGACGCGACTTATCTGACCAGCTCTCCATTTATAACGAGTACAGATAGCTCATGGCACTCTATCATGGTTACCCGGACAGCCACTCCCGGAAAGTCCATGACGCACATCGGCCACCCGGACGTCTCTGTCGGTCTCGCGAGCAGGTCGTTCTACGGCTACATGTCAGAAGTCATTCTGTTTGCGCCAGTTGTGTCGGCCCAGTCATCGACCGTCCCGGACTATAATATTTTTTATAAAAATGCTCATGTGCCCTTCTGGCAGAATGGCCTCATCGCATCGTACACCCCTGAAAACTGGACCGGTACATCATGGGTCAATGGTAACTTTGGTACCCTGCCAGTCACGACACTGACCGGTACCACCACCAAAGTTGCCGCAACAAATTATCAAAATATTTTTACAAATTTAACAAGCGGAGCACAGACCTCTGCAAGGGCAATATTCTCGTTCCGCCGAGTCAGCACTCTTTATCTGGGACCAAACTTCAGAATCAGGCGCAGCTCTGACAACTTTGTCCAGGCATTTTATGCGGACGGTGCTGGAAACCTCGGCACGGCCATCGGCGCGACCGGTCAGCCCCTGCTTGACTGGCTGGGTGGTTCGGTAGCTTACGTGGAGACGTGGTACGACCAGTCACTGAATGCGCGTCACGCGACCCAAACCACTTGGACTCTACAGCCAAGACTCTCACTTGCCAAGCTCGCTCTAGACTTTACGACAAACGGTACTGTGTTAAACTTACCGACTGGAACTGTTCCGATGAATATACCGTACACCTTCATTGCCCGACATGGGTACATGTCCACGAGCGTATCTGGTGGAATTATAGGTGCCGGCGGAACCAACACAAATAGTCAGTGTAATAATTTGATGGTAAATGTGAGCGTTGGTTATTACAACTACTGGTTCAATAATGATGCCAACGCCAACTTGGGAGGTCCTTCAGTTCCAGAAAGTGTCGTGACGTGTCGATACGATGGCCCGACGACTGCCGGTACGACTTATTTCTTTGTGAACGGCGTCCAGACGAGTTCTACAGCTCGTTCTGGATGGAACGGTGTTCCCGGTAGTGAGACTATTGGCAAGACAACAAATGACTCAACTCTGAACGGATTTTTATATGACTGCTTCATTTTTGCATCAGCCTTGTCCGACCCCGACAGAACATCAGTCGAAAATGTTCTCATGAATTCTTCGAGCAAGCTTCCTACACTGTACGGCCCGTCTACAGCGACCATGACATGGCCGACAGGTATCCTGCCATCGACCTATTCTATTTTTCACCTTGCCAAATACCAAAAGCCAAGTCTAGGTAATAATAAGAGAATTTTACAAGGTGTCACTGCAAATTGGCTTTCTGGGTTTTGGAACGGGTTATCAGGAGTTGCGTACCATAATGGATGGATGACACAGTCAGCAGCAAGTGCTCACGGTACTAATTGGGTCCTCTCGACCGACCAGAACTCGTTGTACCGTTCGCTCGGTCGGACGCGTGGTACGACCGGTGCCGGAACACCGTCTTATGATACAATCGCAATTAATACAGGTGCTTTTCCAGCTGAAATTTCCGACTTTACGTTCCAGGCTCTGATGGTCTATAACCGTACACTGAATGCAACAGAGTACCAGATGGTCGAGGACTATTTGGCGAACCGCTTCAAAATACCTGTACCGCCCCAAGAAAGTCTTGCGCTCTCATTGGACGCCTCGGACTACTTCACGACTGACACAACAACATGGACAGACCGAAGCCCTAACGGTCGCAACTTTACCCTGTCGGCCACTGGTGCGTACGTCTCGGCCAGTGCCTTTCCGTACATGAATTTTACAGCAAATCGTGCGACCATCGCAACAGCCACCCCAGCAACAACTTATAATACTATGATTGTTTTTGGAACAATTCTCAATTCGACAGGCACTTGGCGATGCTTAATTTGTAACGGTACTTATGGTATTTTTATAGAAGGTGGGTCTAACCGACTAGGTGCATTTAATAATAGTGCGTTCTACCCCTGTGACCAAAATGTCGATGTGACGACACTTGACCAGGGCTACACTCGGTTCAACATGCACGTCTGGAAGCTTTCATCTGTAAGTCCTTACTACCAATACTATTTCAACCCGAATGTAGCACCGTGCAGACCTACAGGTGTTATTACAGATTCAAGAGTCTCATACACTTCTGGTTTCACATCACTAGGTGACAACGGTACGGCCGGGCAATATTGGGGTAATCTGGGTACGGTCCTTTACTATAACCGTGACCTAAGCGATGAGGAGTTGGTCGAAATTTATCAAAGACACATGACCAAGTACCTGCTGCCGACCCCCTTCGTGCCCATGAGCCCCGTGCCCAACGGCTACGTCTTTACGCGCTCAGGGATGTACACACCCGGTACAGGTGTTACAGCTCTCAAAGTGCTTGTCATTGCTGGCGGCGGTGGTGGTGGCGGTGGCTGGCAAGGTGGTGGCGGCGGCGCGGGTGGTCTTCTTTATTCAGGGTTTTACTACGTGACGGCAGGTGTGCCTATACAGGTCATCATCGGGCAGGGGGGTCGTGGCACGCGCCGAAACTCACTGCCAGAAAATGGAGGCAATACAATTTTTGGAACTTTGACGGCAATAGGAGGTGGGTCTGGTGCGGCCGAACAAAACAGCGCCTCTATAGGCCCAGCTCCAGTTGCGGCGCGTTCGGGTGGGTCTGGAGGCGGTGGCAGTTGGGGTTCACCGACAGGTAATAATATTTACCCCCCTGGTACCGGTACGACTGGTCAGGGAAATTCGGGTGGGACTGGATATGCTTCGCCGTATATAGGAGGTGGTGGCGGAGGCGCAGCAACACCTGGCGGCGATGCATCTTACGCGTATGCAGGCAACGGCGGAGATGGCCGTTCCTGGACAATGATGGGCATTACCAAGACGTACTGTGGCGGTGGCGGCGGGTCTCTTCGCGGGTCCGGTACTTCGAGCGGGGGTCTCGGTGGTGGTGGTGGTGGCAATGGTGCTGGTACTGGCGCGAACGCAACGTACTACGGGTCAGGAGGAGGAGCTGGCGGCGGCAACGGCACAGCGTGTATGGGCGGAGATGGTTTCCAGGGTATTGTTATAGTCGAAGTGAATGTGGACCCTTATCCGACACCTGTTCTGCAGAATCCTGGAAACCAAAATTTTCAGGCCGGTGGTCAGTTTAACATCAACCAGACAGTAGCTGGTATTGCCGAAGTTACGTGGACGATTACACAAGTGTACAATGCGGCCAATTTGACAAGTCCCGGAAACCAGACTTTTACAAACGGCGGAACTTTTACTGTTACAAATACGACAAATGCGTTTTTGACAGGTGCTCTTGTGTGGACTATAAGTCCGACAACCGGAATGACACTTGTGTCGAATACATCATCAAGTGCTACATTCTTGTGTTCGGCCTATCCGGGACTTTCTGCAGTTCCATATGTAGTAACAGCTACTGGACCAACTGGAGTCGCGGGGTCGACTCCCACTTTTCTCGTCACAAATACAACATCATATCTTTATAACTTTTCTTCATTTACTTTTACTCCTATGGGGGCGACAGGAAGGTCAGGGCCTAGCGCAATAACATACGGGACATCAACTCCGGGGTACGGCACGGGGTCTGTCATGACACTCGGAAGCGGAACATCGACCGGTATGCAGCTCTGGACTGTTCCAACAACGGGAAATTATAAATTTATAGTGGCGGGTGCTCGTGGAGGTAACGGAACACAGAGTGGCGGTAATGGCGCTGTCGTGGTAGTGACGCTGCCACTTACGTCAGGGCATGTACTTAGATTACTACCGGGACAAATAGGTACGGCGGCTGGCTCTGGTTGTGGTATTACAAAGGCTGGTGGTGGCGGCGGCTCGTTTGTCTACAACAATAATACTTCAACTATTTTGATTGCGGCAGGCGGTGGTGGTGGTGGCGCAGGAGGGCCTCTTGTTACACCTGGGCTTCGGGACGCATCTCTGACAACATCGGGCAAAAACGGCGATGGTACGACCGGTGGCACTGGTGGTACAGCCGGAAATGGTGGTAATGGAGGTAGTGCTTCGTGTACCTCTGGCGGTGGTGGTGGCGGTGGCTGGAGCGGTAACGGAACCAACGGTAACGGGGCTAACAACTACGGAACATCTTTTATCAATGGAGGTACGGGTGGTTTTAATGATTACGAAGGAACTACAAATGGTGGTTTTGGAGGCGCTGCTGCAGGCGGAAATCACGCAGGTGGCGGTGGCGGTGGTTATTCAGGAGGTGGTGGTGGCACTCTACAGACTTGCAGTTGCGGTGACACGCAGACTGGAGGTGGTGGCGGGTCCTACGCGACAGTCAGCTTTACTTCTTCGAACGTCACAAATACTGGAGATGGGTATATTTCAATTAGTTTAGTAAACCCCAATTTACCTAACGTTGTAAATCCAGGAAACAAGCAACTCAACACGACGTCCGGAAATTCATTTTCAATAAGTCAAACGACATCGACTACACTGACCGGAACAATCACCTGGACCTATTCGACACTTCCTTCGGGAATGACTGTCACAAGTTCCACAGGTTTAGGTATTACATTCGGGTTTTCGGCCGGGACACAAATAGTACCACAATCATTCACGGTAACTGCAACAGGTGCAAATTATCCCGTTGACCCTTCCTCGGTCACGTTCACTTTAGGCGCTTCTACAGCTAGTATACCCGGAACGTCTCAATATTATCCGGCTATAAATGCAGCCCAAATTTTAGCTGCCGACCCCACTTCAACTAACGGTGTGTACTGGATAGATTGCAACGGCGTGTCTACTCAGATTTACTGTATAATGAATTCTCTCTACGACGGAGGTGGCTGGATGCTCCTCATGAAGGGTCCACAAGGAAGTACATTCCAGTATTCTTCAACTTACTGGACCGATAGTACAACTGTTCTGAATACGACAGATACAAATCTTAATAATAATGATGCCAAGTTTGCCGCGTTTAATTCAGTAACCATAAAGGACGTTATGGCATGGTGGCCAGATGTCGGTATAACAGGTGGTAGTATACCGAGCACACCATATTGGACGTGGCACGTTAACAACTGGTACAGTATTAATTTCCCACTTATGACGGCCGATACTACAGTAATTAATAGCCAGACGTACATAGCAAGCGCTTCAAGCTATTGGGATGCTGGTTATTTACCGTACAGAGCATTTGATTACTCAACGACGACTGTTTGGCATACTCAGCAAACTGCAACATATAACGCAGGGGCTTACATAGGTGCTTTCACTACAACAGTAAGTAGTGTCTCGCGCGCCGGTGAATGGGTCCAGCTTCAGTATCCTTCGGCTGTAACAATTACGTCTTATGAAATTCAGTCTAGAGATGGTCAAAACAGCACGGCTCCAACAGCATGGTGGATAGCCGGTTCAAATGATGGCTCGGCATGGACACTTGTAGATACTCGTACAGGAATTACCTGGCAAACAAATTTACAAACAATTACATTCATACCCGCCACTCCCGGAACGTACAGTTATTACAGAATTATCATTAATGCTGTATATGGTTCTAATTATGCATCTATTACGGCGTTCAATATTAGAACAACAGCTACAAATACACGGCTAACAGCGTTCGACGGGATGTCTTCTTCGTATTCCCGAAACGCGCCAGGTGTTTCGGACCCGAACACGTGGGCCGGAAACTCCACGAGTATATGGTCAAGACAGAGCGGCGCTTGGCGCCATGTCATTGGCGGGCCCGGTGTGGTCAGTGGAAACCAGTCTGTACGCTGGGGGTTCCTTTACAACAATGAGGCTGAATTTAATAGTATTGATGTTTCAGGCGGTATTGGTATGGGTCAAACTGCACGAAGCGGCGGTGACACCATAGGTTGCTGCCAGTCATCAACTGGTCTCAATCGTGCAATGAGTTTCTTATTTTTTGGTCGCTAATAACAGATGCCTTATAGAGAAAAGCACACGTGGGGGGAGCACCTATGGGGACTTATACACACTATTACAATTATAGATTTTGACGACAGCAGGTCTCACAATGAAAGAATACTTAATTGCCTCAGGGGGATGGGGGCTGCCATTCCGTGCTCCATATGTAGAGCACACTATGAAAATGAAATAAATAAAAATAATTTTCAGAATTTGAATGAGCCCATGTGTCTGTTCAGGTGGTCGGTCGATTTCCATAACGAAGTGAATGCCAAGTTAGGGAAGCCGAAGTTTACGTATGAGCAGGCTCTAGAAAAATGGACGAGAATAATATGAGCCTGTACGCAACAGGTGGAACCGTTCAGCAAATAGGCTCTAAAAGAGTTCACTTTTTTACGACAGTCGGTTCAGCATCTCTGGTTTGTTCAGGAACGGGCAATGCAGAAATTCTGGTTATCGCTGGAGGAGGGGCGGGTGGCAGTGACCGCGGAGGTGGCGGTGGCGCAGGCGGTTACATATATAACAGTACGTATGGTTTAACAGCCGGGACATATTCTGTAACTGTAGGAGCCGGTGGTGTGGGCACGACATCCGGGACTTTTGGAGGTTCTGGAACAATTGGTGGAAACGGTGGTTCCTCTACTTTTGCAGCACTGTCAGCAGTTGGGGGAGGTGGTGGCGGAGGTTGCCATCCTACAAATAAAACACCTACATCTGGCGGAAGCGGAGGAGGAGGTTCCCAATATAACGGAGCAGCGGCAGGAGCTTCTGGAACAGCTGGTCAAGGGTTCGCAGGTGGCACTGGATTTGAGGCAGGTTCAGCTGGTGGTGGCGGTGGAGCGTCCGCGGTTGGTGCCAATTCGTCAAACACATTAGGAGGCAATGGAGGCAATGGCGTTGCTTATTCTATTTCAGGGGCATCCCAGACCTATTGCGGTGGAGGAGGTGGAGGAGTTTTTGGAGCAAATACAGTAGCTGGTTTTAACCCTGGAACAGGAGGGACGGGTGGTGGTGGGAATGGGAGTAACACAGGTAACGGAAATGCAGCAACATATTATGGCGGTGGTGGTGGCGGAGCGCGCGACGCCAATGGAGCCACAACAACTGGAGGCGGTGGTTATCAAGGAATAGTTATTGTGAGTTATGATTATACACCTAATCCATTCCCACCAGGACCTAATGGTGAAGCTGTTTATTTCAGCGCGACAAACCCTTCACAAGCGACCGTGACTGTTGCTTATAATTTATCTATTCCTGGGGCTCTGTATCGAGTAATAGCCTACAACCCAAACGGGGTCGCCTCTAATCCAGTTACGTTTACTATAACAAATAGCTTAGCTAAACCAGCCTTTTTAAACCCTGGTCCACAGACATTCGTGGGGGGTGGTTCCTTTTCTATACTACAGACGGCTCAGTCGTCAGGAATTGCCTGGACCATCTCGCCGACGACAGCCGTTACTCTGTCAAGTGCCACAGACGCCGGTGTGACTGTGAATGTCTCGAACGGTATAGCTGTCACTTCGCCGACAAGTTATACACTTACGGCAACAGACACGTCGTCCCAGGTAACTTCACAAGTTTTTACAATTCAGAATACTTTCATCGCACCAGCCTTTGTAAATCCAGGTACAAAGTCGTTCACCAATGGCGGTTCATTCTCGGTGACGCAGACAGCCACACAGACAGGTCAACTTGGTTGGTCGATAAATCCGACAACTGGTATGACTCTGTCGGGTGCATCCACAGGTGGTGTAACTGTCACCGTTTCTCCAGTCCAAGCCATATCTGGCGTAACATACACACTCACAGCGACGAATCCGACACCGACATCGTGCGTCCAGTCGTTCAGTGTCACAAACACAGTAACGGCACTTTACTCATTTACAACATTTACATTTACTCCGATAGGGGCTACAGGTGCTAACGGACCAACATCACTTTCTGGATACGGTGGTAATTATCCGGGTGTCGGCACGAGCTATGCGCTCGCACTTTCAGCAGGTGTTCAATATTGGACTGTTCCTATCACCGGAACCTATAACTTTACACTCGCAGGCGCTGGGTCATTTCATTCGGGTGGTCTAAATTCTGTCAAAACTGGATACGGAATTGTCATGACCACCTCCTCGTACAGTTTGACAGTAGGGCAACTTATTGCTATTTTAGTCGGACAAATATCAACCGGCAGTACAGGTGGAGGTGGAGGTACATTTATTGCTTCTGTACCAAACGTTGGTAATTTACAAGCGGCTACAGCGATTTTTATTGCCGGAGGAGCAGGTGGCCCAGGTGGTCAATCTCAAACATACAGTAACGATAATATAAATGCAACCTTGGCAACAACTGGCCGTGACGGAGTTCCAGGTGCCCCAGGTGCCTCGGGTGCAGGAGGCGTGGGACCAGCGGGAGCTCTAAGACCGACTAATTTAGGATATTCATGGGGTGACCAGGGTGCCGGATTTACAGGGAACGGACAGTGGAGTGAACGGACTGGTAGTTCTGCAAATGTTGCCAAGTCTTTTCAAAATGGTGGAACTGGAAGTTTAAATACTGATAATTCTGCCCCAGGAGGGTTCGGCGGAGGAGGTGCCGGCAATGCTTATGGTCAGGGTGCAGGTGGTGGTGGCGGAGGCTATGGCGGCGGCGGAAGTGGTAGTTCGGATGGTGCTGGTTCTGGAGGTGGCGGTGGCGGCTCTTATAACATTACGGGTACTTATACCGGGACGGCGACTAATTCTGGAACTGGTTATGTCACAATTACAAAGGTGTGATTTCTCTTAAAAAAATAAACAAAAATAAGTTTAATGAAGGACCCGTACGAGGTCCTTGGCATCGACCGGGACGCCTCAACAGAAGAAGTTAAAAAGTCTTATAGAAAACTTGTTATCATTCACCACCCGGATAAACCCAACGGAGATGCCGAAAAGTTTAAAGAGATTCAGACAGCCTACGAGGTTCTGTCAGACCCTGACAAGCGCCGCAACTTTGACCAGTTCGGCGACCCCGAAGGCCGACAAATGCCTCAAGGCTTCCCAGGCGGGTTCCCAGGAGGCTTCCCGGGTGGTGGGTTTCCCGCAGTGCCAGAGCAGCAAGTACGGCGCTCGAACACGACGCACCAGGTGTTCCTGACGCTGCTCGAGGCTTACCACGGCTGTACCAAAAAGTTCAAGGTGCCCATCAAAAGGGTGTGCATGGCGTGCAAGCAGTACTGTCAGATGTGTGGCGGTGTCGGCATGATTCACATGTTTATCGTGACGCAGCCCTGTCCGGCCTGTCACGGCTCAGGCGGAGCGTCCAGAGGCTGTAGCGACTGTAGCCTCAAAGGGCACAAGACAGAGACGGTCACCATGACGTTCAACATCCCGGCCGGAGTAGAGACTGGCCAGACGATGGTCGCTCGCGGCATGGGCGAACAGGTGGTTGGCCGACACGACATCCCTGGAGACTTTGTACTGCACATACAAATAAGGGACCACCCAGTCTTCCTACGCGAAGGTAATAAATTAATTATTTTGAAAAAGATTTCTTTCAAAGAATCAATTGAAGGGACGACAGTGGACGTGCCTCACTTTTTGGGCGAATTCACTGTTGACACGAAGCAGTGGGGGATACTCGACCCACGAAAGAATTATGTCATCAAGGACAAGGGCATGAAGGGCGGAGACCTGCACATAGGCTTTGACATACAGTACCCTGACCCTTCTGAGGTTTACATAGTTACAAAGGTATCTTAGAGGCGACTATCAAAATGTTCGCCACGGTGTTGATGCTCGACAGAGTCACTGTATCGACCGTGACGTGGATAATCTCAGACATATTCAGGGTCGCGTGGTGGAACGCCACGTCATTTATTGTCGAAGGGAAGATGCCAAAGGCTGCCCCTCGAATAGCATGTTTTTTTATAAATCTTGAAGCTGAGATGGCCCTCTGGACCGGCTCGCTCCTTCCAATTCGCCGAACCTGTACACATGTACGGCGAATTGAACACATTTTTGTCTTATAGTTGACTGGTATTATTTTCTTAAGTGCTGTAGCACACACTGCTAGTTATCTTCCCCGGACTCCTCGTCATCACTCTCGTGAGCGGCCCGAGCCACCTTGAGGGCATGGGCTTTGGCCAACTTCTGGCTCACCTTGGGTTCGCGGCTCGCCAGAGTATTTTCGAGCACCGCCTTGTAGAGCTCGGATGCCTCGAGCCCCTTCTTCAGGTCGGCCCGCAGCGCCTTCATCTGCTCCTTGAGCGTCTTCTCTTCGTTGATAAGCTTCTTGATAGACTCCATTTCGTTTCTACTTACTACTTGGGTCAGAGCCTTAACTGCCATTCGGCTGACGAAAGTGATGTCGACCGGGACAGTGCCAAATGAGGGCCCTTTGCACAAAGGCTTGTTATTTACAAATAGCAGAACCCAATTTAAAGCCTTTTCGGTGTCCCTGACGTCAGCCATGACATACTCTGGACCGCGTGAGCACACGACATATCGCTCGTGCTCACTGGGAATGTCACCAACCTTTGGCTTAAAGGTGACAACGTCGCCTATGTTCGCCATAGTTTCTACTGTAGGCTCTCCTTTACTTAGTGGTCTTGGAAGCCTTGTAGTTGTTAAAGGTCTTAAAGGCGTTCAGGTTGTTAGTGAGATTCGCGCGGCGCTTGCCACCCACTGGGTCGAGCATGTACGAGAAATAGATGCGTTTGACCACATTCTTCCGCTGGTTACTGAGGTTGCTATTCATCAGATTTTTGTAGGCCCGCTCGAAGTTGGCCGCGGTGGTCTTAGAACCACCGGCACCCATTGCGTTCAGGTAATTGCCACCCGTCTTGACTGTGCCATTCTTGTTGTAGGATGTATTCAGGATATTGGCCGCCACCTTGCCACGGTTTGCGGCGGTATTGAGCTTTGCGCGGTTAGGATTATTTAAAAGATTTTTCTTAATAGTATTCGCGAGCCGCTTTGCCTCCGGTGATGCATTGGCCACCGCCACCACTGCCGCGTTTGCAGCCTTCTGTGCAGCATTGTTAGCTGCCGGAACTTTTCCCGCCAGAGCAGCATTTGTTGAGGCAGTCGCAGCACCAACAGCCGCGGCAGCCGCAGGCGTTCCTGGTGCCGCACCAACAGCCTGTGCAGCAAGTGCGTTTGCCATCTTTGCGTTGGTGTTCGCGGCTTTCATGGCCGCTTGGGCCGGTCCCTGTACTTCAGGGATGGTGAGCGGCGCACCGATTTTCTTGGCTATCTCCTGGTTCCGTTCTGCCAATGTTTGTACAATTGCACCTTGGTTTACAGCTGTATTTGCAGGGCCAGCAGCGGCAGCCGGTGTAGGGGCAGCCATCGCTTCTTTAGCCGCCTTCTCATTCTTCGCCAAAGCTTCCTTCACCTTTTCAGTATTATTTTTCAATTGTTTTACAAGGGCATTAAGGCTGTTGTTGGACATATTATTATTATATGTCGCGAAAAAATTACAGGTCGAGCTTGCGGCGGACCTCGTCCCTGACGCTCTGAGGGAGCTCGGTCGCGTCAGCCTGTGCATCCTTCTGTAACGAGTCGATTTGCTCCAGACGTCCGTCGAGACACGCCTCCCAGACAGGGCCCGCACTGATGGCCCAGTCCTTCATATCGGGCGTTGCCGCGTCACCCTTCAGGAACCAGCCGCGCTCAATGAGCTTTTTGGCGCGCCACAGGACGTACACCGCCTTTTTGCACTCGGTCACAGCCTTGCTCTGACTGGCCATGAAGTCCGGGCGCGTCTCATAGACCGTCTCGAAGATGCCGTTGCGGGTCATGTCGATGAGCTTTCGGGCTGGGGCTGCCAAGTACCGGTACTTTTTGGGGATGTACCGGATGCCGAGAGGCGTGTCACGTGACGTGTAGAACAGGTTGCAGCTCATGTCGACCGAGTGCTCGTCGCGCCAGTCGTCCAGGTTGCCGTCAAACAGGCACAGGTCCAGCTTGAGCTGGCTGTTCAGCGTGACGTGGACGACCGCCTTGATACCCTTGGACATGGCGCCGTACTTCATGTCCCGAATCTTCGTGTCGCGGGTCACGTCGATGGTGTAAAACACGCTCAGCGCATTCAGAAAGTTATCCACTGAGCTGTGCTTGGAGCGGGGTACGCAGATGTCGATGTCGTTAAACTCCCTCTTGCCACAAATCATGACGTCACGGACATAGCCACCGAACACCCAAAAGTCCAAAGCAAAGCACAGGTCGATGATACGATTCTCCATTGAATCAATGTATACCTGTTTTTTTAACTACCTATGCACTCGGGAAAAGGAAGCTGTGACCGAACCAGTGAGCGAACACAATGGCTACCGTCTGCTTGATATCACGAGTCACCAGGAAGGCGACGATAAAGAGCAGGATGCCCACCTTGGCGGACTGGGGCATAACGCGGCGACGCTCAGCTAGACCTGCAACACTGTACTCCATTAATTTTATCATTTATTTTATTTCCCATACCTCGCCCTTTACAAAGTCGATAAACTTGATTTCGTACACGTCATCGGTGTCATCCGCGCGCGCCTCCCAGCCCTCGCCTGGAATAAACTCGGTGATGACCGCGTTGACAAACTTGGTCTTGTGCTTCTTCGACGGCAGCTGGATGCTGACGTGCTTGCCGACCAGCTCCTCGAACCAGTCCTCGTACTCATCGAGCGTCTCAGTCAGCTCATCGCGCTCCTTCACAAGTGCTACAACAGCCTCAATTGCCTCCATTACTACTTAGTCCTTGGCCTTCTTTTTTAACTCGCGTTGCTTATTATTAAGTTCATCCGCGAGCTTTCTAAGATTTGCGAGATTATTCGGCGTAAGAATGCCTTCTGTCTTCTTTTTCATGATATAGTTCCGTCTTTCCTTCATGGTCTTGAATTTGGTCAGTGCATTCTTTATTTTAGTCATGTTCCAGCCGGCGCCTGGAGAGGGTGGTGCGCGCGCAGTCCGCTTATTCTTCAACTCGGCTCTCTTTTGAGCATTCAGCCTGCTAATGTAGTTACTGAGCTCACGCCGGTTGTTATTTGACATATTCAAAGCCTGGGTTCGCAGGTATGCCTTGCGGGCATTTATAGTCTTGAGCTTCTTCACAGCGCTCTTGGCTAGATTCAGGTTGGACCGGGCAGGTGTCGGCGTGCGAGGGTTGGACCGGACAGGTGTTGGCGTACGAGGGTTGGACCGGACAGGTGTCGGCGTGCGAGGGTTGGACCGGACAGGTGTGGGGGTCCGCAGGTTGATGACAACTGGTCTCTTTTTCCGCGGTGGTGATGGAGTGAACCCGGTCCGGTTAGGGTTTGGCGATGGTGTTAAATTCGCTTCTCCTAAAAACTTTCTTATTTTTCTTTTTGTAGCATCCGACAGTATGTAACCAGCCTCCTCATAGTTTTTTATTGTATTTTTGGTAATAGGCATTTCCTTAACCATTTCAAAAGTTATAACTAATTTTTTAGCGCGTGCAATCTTTTCCCGTTCGGAGGCTTTCATCACCCCTGTCCTAACCAGGTCGTTTAGAATGCCGTTAGGGGTATTCATGTAATTTCTTACATTAAACCGCTCCAGCTTTTCATAATTTTTAATAATTTTATTTCGCTGCTCTTTTGTCAGGTTAGTATTTCGGTTTAGACTCTGGGTAAGTGAATTTTTATTATTATATTTCATGTATTTTGAAGTGTTGAATTTGTGAAGTATAAAGTTTTTAATAATTTTTATTCGTTCAGCCTGGCTTATCTCCCCGCGTGTAACCTGCCGAGTCAGCGCATTCTGAAGCTCATTCATGTTTTTGTAATGCATATAGGCTCGTGTGTTAAAGTTGAGCCGGCGAGTCTTCAGGCGGCACGTCACCGGGTTTTTGGACACGAATGTACGGCGGACGTACACAAAGTTGTTGTACACAAGTTTGGTAATATTATCTCCTTTAAATTGGTCATAGTGCCCGCTGATAAAAGGCCCCCGTATAGTTTTTTCAAGCTTTTTGGGGTCCCACCAATCGCACCGTACATAGTTTGACATCTGGTTCGAATCGAACAGGTATCCCTTGCCGTAAAAGTCTACATAGGCGCAGATAAAATGGCCTGCGTGAAGACCTTTATAATCTTTATTAAAAATTCCTATCGACGCTGAAGCAATGTCAAACAGACGCGACTCAATCTTGATGGTGCGTGGGTACGGTTTTTCAGTCCATTCCTTGTCTACAACCTTGGGTGGTGCGTTAAATACGGGATACGAATTAATAATGTTATCCGTGTGACATACGACAAAATGGTCGTTCTGGTTTTTAAACTTTTCATTGGCTTCTTCGGCAAAATTTATAGGATACTGCTGTACGCCAGCATGTGAATACGCTTTCAGGCCGAGAGTCTTGAGAGCCGCCAGGAGTTCAGGTGTTTGAACCGACCCCTTGAGACCACCCTCAATGCGATAGGTATTCCCGGCGCCACTAAATCTTTTCAGAAGATTTGCAGACTTGGCAGCCTTTTTACGCAGCTGACCCGGCCCCCCCTGCAGGCATGTATACTGGTCCAAAAATTTATAAAAATATATTTTATTAAATTTTGACCCAAGTGGACAGACTGTATCCATCGGTGCATCGAAAAAAGCCTTCTCTTCAGCGTCCATTTCTCTATAGAGCTTTTTCATATTCCAGCACAGTACACTGAGTAGACCGTCCGACAATATAAATTGATTAATAATTGAGAATAGCCAGCATGTACCCTTGGTCTGAATGACTCCACTCATACTAAAATAATAAAATATTTTTTTATAGTAATGGTGGAACCTTTCGAAGGTGGTATCCTCGGCTCGAAGGTGCTCATCATGGGCATGCTCTTTATACTCAGTCTAGTGAACGCATATACAAAATTCATATCGTCTCAGCCACGTAAGTTTCTGACAGAGGCGGCGCTCGTCGGTTTGGCATCAGCCATCTCGTTCGCCTTTATCGGGGCGGCCCGTGGTGTCGAGGTCGGCAATATGATTAACGTGTCGGTGCTCGCGTTCCTCGTCTTTTTTGTTTTCCACATTCTGATGGAGATGTCAGGCTTTAACCAGGGTGCTATCGACCCCTCAAAGCTCGGCGGAAACATGCAGAAGCAGCAAAAGGCGCTGTCGACAGCCCCAGTGAAACTCATCGTAGTTTTGGTACTGGGTATACTGGCGATACTGGCTCTGTTCAAACGGGATTTCACGACTCTGGGCGACAGCCTGTACCCGCTAAGCATTGTACAGTTGGGTCTGGAGGGTGTGGTGTTCGGTGTGCTGAACGCGCTGCCTACGGTTATGATAGAGCTGGACAGGGGTGTGAAGAGCGGGAAGAAGATTGCGACGGACACGGGACTCATGGCAGGAGGTTTCTTTGCAGGGCACATTCTATTACAGATGGGCGGTTTCTATAGTTCGGCGTTTGCTCGCTATTAGCGGCGCACATTCACCCGCGGCTGCTGGCGCTGCTGCTGCCTGAAGTGCTGCTTCTGGCGCGGCTTTTCGCGCTGCTGCTTCTTGGCCCCAATCTTGCGGTCGCTGTAGTACTCTTCGTAGTAGAGGCAGTCCGCGATGGACTCCTCGTGCACATTCTCAGACTTGAGGTAGCGCATAGTCCGGTCGAGGTCCTTCAGGTCCCTTCCTAGTGCCGCGTCAAAGTACCGGCTAAACTCTGGGATTTCCTCCTTGCTTTCGGCAGTGGTCTCGACCAGCTCGTCGATAGCCTCCCCAAAGAGCTCGGCCGTCTTGTTTTCCCAAGCCTCCTCGGCCCACTCCTCCTGCTTCTTATGGAAGCCCTTAAAGTAGACTGCCCGCCGGCACATAGGGCAGCCCACCCCAGACCCCTTCTGGCACCACGCCTTGATGCACCCGTGGCAGAAGGTGTGCTTGCAGACCAGCCGGCAGCGGGCGTTGTCCTCATAGCAGACGGCACACTCCATGTCTCTTGTTGTTTGCTCTGAAAATCCTGCCAGACCCTAGACCACTGTAGGGAACACCACTTCAAATTGACCCGAAGGGTCAAATGCCTACCAGAAAAGGCGGTGCCTTCACTTAAAACCTTCCCCCCACTATAGAGTAAGTATGTTGACAGTACCTCCCCCCGTGAAGCCGGTGGCGCGTATGCAGACAAACCAGCGCCCTCTGAAGATGTACACGCTGCACGAAAATATGAATAATGCACTGGCTCTGCGCGCCGAGCGTAACAATGACAAGACGGCCATGATTGCGTTTACGCGCCATACGGACGTCCTGACAATGGGTCGCATGCTCGAAAACCACTACCGCACGTACAAGGAGTGGCCCGACATGGTCATAGACAATTCTATTAAAATTTATTCCGGAAGTCAGGGTACTGAATTGCAGTTTCTTCAGGCTGCCGAATGGTCACCGGAGGAGCTGACCAATCTGTGCTGCTCGCACTATATGGATATCCTGCAAATTGATGAGCTTTTCGAGACGTCAACTGGGTACCGTATCAAGGGGAGTCGCCTCATGCTCGAAGGCAATTACGAAATGTACATACAGGCGTGCAAAAATATGTACCGTCTCATCGATGACGGTTTCTCTACAGAGATGGACTGGTAGATGGCAGCCCGGGTACCCACGCTGTGCACTTGAAAACCGCCTTGGCATACGCCGCACAGAGCACAAAGTGCACATGGGGCCAGTCGAGAGCCTCTGTATGGCTCATCTCAACCTTCATCGGGTTCAGATTCATCTCGGCCACGATGTACTGTGGCTTGGTCGGGTCCACCAGCGACTCGGCAATGTCCGTAATCTTTTTCAGCCACGCCACATGGGCCTTCTGTGAAGGGTCAAACTTTTTCAAAAAACGGGAAGTGACTGTGTCAGTCATTTAAAAGAAATTTGTCCGTCTCTTTTAAATGGCGTCCGGGAAGAAAGGTTTTGTTTACAAGTGTACAGATTTCGCCAAGGTTAAGCAGGTGGACGCCAAGTGGTACTACAACTGGGGTGGTTCGCGCAGCTTCTGTGACGACCCGTCTCTGCCGTTCACGCCCATGAAGTGGGGCAAGGGGACCGTACTGCACATGACTCCCGAGATGAATGAGCTGCTCGGCTTTAACGAGCCGGATGGCGACGCCCAGTCGAACCTGACTCCCCAGCAGGCCCTTTCCATGTGGGGCGAAATTGTCGCGAGCGGCAAGCGCATCGGCAGCCCAGCGACGGCAGCCAGCCCGACCAAGCCAGACAGCTGGCTGTCACAGTTCCAGGCTCTGGGCGGCAAGTTTGACTTTGTCTGCGTGCACTGGTACGCGCCGCCAAACGCCGCCTCGTTCCTGAAGTGGCTCGATGACGTGTACGCGCAGTACCAGAAGCCCATCTGGGTCACAGAGTTTGCAGTGGCTGACTGGTTCGGCAAGGCCCCGGGCGGCTACCCTGTCGAGGACGTCAAGGCGTTCATGGACCTGGCGTGCCGCGGCATGGAGGCCCGCCCGTTTGTCGAGCGGTACGCATGGAAGACCCGTGACACGTCAGACACAAAGATGGGCACGAGCGCACTCTTCAACCCGGACGGCACACTGACAGAGCTGGGTCAGCTCTACAAAAATATCTAAAGATTTATGTAAATAAATATATATGGAGGGCTGGATTGCGCTGACGCGCACGTCGACTCTCGGTAAACAGCCTCGCAAGGTGACTCTATCGAATCGTAATTACGTCGTGTGGCGTAATCACAATCACGAGGTCCAAATTACGTCAGATGCCTGTCGGCACAGGGGCGCGTCGCTGTCCGGTGGCAAGGTGCTCGAGGATGGCGCGTTAGAGTGTCCGTATCACGGGTGGAAATATACCGAAAAGAAATTGTGCAAGCCTTGGGGCACTGACTGTGCCGAGCTTCTACAAATTGATTTTGATAAGAAGGAACAGAATGGTCTTTTGTGGGTCCGTCCCAAGGGTCTAGAGGGCCCTGACCCTCCAGAGGTGCCGCATATCACCGAGCCAGGGTTCAACACCATGTGGTTCGAGACAACCATCAAACAGTCTGCCCAGATGATTATCGAAAATGGAATTGACCCGTGTCATGCGTCGTGGGTCCACGCAAACCCGCTTGGTTTCGGTACGGCCGGTGAGAAGCCGACAAATGTCGTTCACAAGGGTCACACTATCGAGTTCGACTATGTGCCGAATCGCGAAGCCCTCTCGACTAAACTGTTTGGACTTTCGACGACTCACAATTTTCATGCATTTGTTCTGCCGTACACGACGTGGAGTGACGTGGTGGTCCACGGGAACAATGTGCTCATGACATATGTCACGCTGTGCCCTCTGGACGAATTCACGACCAAGATGTTTGTGGGGTTCAGTCAGAACTTTGGCGCCCCGTCAGCACTCTTCGTGCTCATGGGCAAAGCCATTGTCGAGCAGGACCGTGTAATTCTCGAAAATTTAGATTCAAGTTTTCGGTTCAAGGGTATGAATGGAGAGCACGACGAGCTGGTCATTGCATACAGGGACGCGCTCCATAACAGTATTTTCAAATAGAGAGTTAATTATATGGCTGAGGAATACATCCGTCAGCCTATGTTTACATATCTCGGTAACAAGAGAAAACTCCTTGACTTTATTGAAGAGCAGGTCCTAAGCGTCAAGAAGAATTTAAAGAAAGATAAGCTCGTGACTATGGATGGCTTTTCAGGGAGCGGGGTTGTCTCGCGCATGCTGTCCACGCACTCATCAGAGCTGCACACGAATGACCTCGAGCTCTATGCGGATGTGAGCGCGAGCTGCTACGTGAAGCAGCCGACCAAGGCCCAACAGGAAAAGATTGCCAAGCACATTGAAAATATGAATGAGCTGGCCGAAAAGGGCCCTTACATAGAGGGTGTCATGACCAAGTGGTACGCGCCAGAGAGCACAGCGAGTCCCAAGGCTGGCGAGGTCTGTTTCTTTACCCACGAGAATGCCCTTATTATCGATACGATGCGTGATTATATCGAGAAAAAGGTGGAGAATGAGTTGACCGACTGGCTGCTTGGTCCTCTGCTTGTGCAGGCGAGTACCCATGCCAACACCATGGGCCATCTGTCATCTTTTCACAAAAATGAAAAAGGTATAGGTGAGTTTAACAGAACTCAAAGCCAGTGGAACCACGTGTCCAAGCCCATCAAGGTAGAGTGCCCTGTCTGGTCACCCGAGCCGTGTTCGGTGACGTGTCATAACCAGTCGGCTAACGACCTCGTCAAGAAACTCAAGGGCCCGTTCGACCTCATCTACTTTGACCCGCCGTACAACCAACACGAGTACAGTCACAAGTACTTCCTCCTGAATGTAATTATCACAAACAAAAAGGCGAAGAAATGGATGGAGGTGACGCACATGCCCTCGCGCGAGGAGAGGAACCAGTCAGACTACTGCAAACAAGAGTCTGCCATCAAAGCGATGACTGAACTGCTCGAGGACTCGCTCAAAATTTCAAAGTATGTACTCGTGTCGTACAACGACGAGGGTCTCATCAGTGCTGAAAAGTGGAAAAAGATACTCGAGCCTTACGAGTACAATAAGATTGAGAAAGATTACAAGCGGATGACGGGGCGGAATGGTGAATCGGGTAAAGTTAAGGAAATATTATATCTTATTAAAAGTTAATTCTTTTTAACTTTGGGACTCCGTGGAGTATTTTTTCCTGCACTCTCATTAGGGCGTCTCCAATTTATCCCTGGGTCATTGCCATATGTCAAATATTCTCTACCCCTATTATTACGTCCATACCCTACTATTTTAGCACGATTATTTTTAGAAATGCGTTTGTGAGCTTTATTTATGTCATTATAAATAAGATTTGTAAATATGGCACGATTTGCAGGGGTATATAGATGTCTAAGAGTACTCTGAGCGAAATTGTTTAGTTGGGTTGAAACAGGCTTCGAGCCGAGTTCGACATAACTGGTAATACCTTGAATAACTGCTGGTCTATTTCTCAAAAGTCTTTCAATTTCTGATACTCGTTTGTTCCGATTAGTATTCGAAGAGGGAGTATAAAAAAAAGAAAACACCATTATTTATAATATAAATATAAAAAAATGTTGAGACAGCATCAAGTCCTGACGACTGACGGGAGGGAATGGACAGTCTGGACCTGTCCGTGCCGAGGTGACCAGTATCCGTATTTCACAAAGCCACAAGCGGCTCACTACCGAACGCGCCTCCATACCATGTGGGAAATTCAAGCCATCATAACAGCGGCACAACCGCCGCCACAATAGCTGCTCGTCTTTGGCTGGACCATGTTTGAGGCCATGGATGTTACAGAGTCGTACAGAGCGCGCAGAGTGTCCACAGAGGCTGACATCCAGTTCTGTGAACGGTCTTTAAGTGCATCGAGTGACTTGGCCACGCGCACCTTTTTAGGGTCAGTATCCGAATAGGATGGCTTGTTGGTCATGACCATATACAGGACCAGAAAAGTCAAAATCAGAGTAATCCAATTCATATAATATATATTTACAAATTATCTGGCCCGAAGGGCCAACCTGCTCCCGGATCCGACCCTTTGGGTCGAGTTTATTCCTCATCATAAAAGTCTTCCTCTGTTTCGTACTCGTCGAATTCATCCTCTTCGTCCTCCTCATCAGAGTCGTCGTCCGAGTCCTCCTCGTCAAAGTCCTCCTCCTCTTCTGGGTCTGACGGGACGTACTCTTCGTCAGAGTCATCCTTGACATAGCCGCCATCAACCTCTAGAAAGCCCATGTCAAACTCCGTAGACAGGTTGAGATATTCGTAAATGCTGTCGTCATCAACCTCATAGGTTTCATCTTCGTACCGGTACAGCGTCTTGCCCTTGAGGCGGTCTTCTGTCGGGCTGAGGTACTGGATGGTGTACACCTTGGACTTGGAGTTTACGATTCGGGCCAGAAGTGGCTTGGGCTTCTTCTGGCCAATGTCGGTCCAGACACGCACGAGTCCACTCATTTCTGAAAGTCATTTTTAATTTTTGTTTAAGTCATTTTACGCACTTATAGTTTTGTGCTGACTAACTCACAGCATGGATGCACAGCGGGCGTCTATAGAAAAGCTGCTGCGCGATTACAATGTGAAAACTGTCCTGGAGTTTGGACACATGCCAGTCGTGGTGGGGCCTGATGTAAGCGTGACACCCTTTGATACGTGGGATGGTCTAGCAGACAAGAAGTTTGACCTTATTTTTATTGGCCTGACAAACTATGACAATGGGCTGACGGCGCTGTATGGCTGTCGGTCGCATGGGTCTTTGGTTATCCTGGACGGGACTGTGACTCAGTTGGCTAATATGACAGACATGAATGACGGGGCTGTTCGCGCGTGGGGGGACACAAAGCAGGACGGGCTAGTGACAGAACTGTTGAGTGAAGATTACGGTATGGGTCAAGGTATGAGTCTCGGGCGCTATGTCTAAGTCGGTCCGTAGGGCCGGAATCCCTTGGTTCAGCCCTTCCACTTGGCGCCGCAGCCGAGGCAGGTGAAGTAGGTGGTCATCGGCTCGTCTGCGCTGCGCGTCTGCATCTGGTAGTAGGTCACCTTCTTGCACTTGCACTTGCCGCACTTGAACATCCCCGTGTAGTCCTCCTCCTTGGCCTTGGCCTTGTCCATATCCAGCTCGCGCTGCTTCAGCTTGAAGAGCGTGGCTGAGTGGGGGCCGTTGGGCCAGAGCTGCTCCGGCTTGAGCCCCGGCAGGTCCATACTCTTGACCTCCTTAGTATGCATAAGGCGGTACTGCAGCTGCGGCATAATGGTGTAGGCCAGGACCACCTGCCCGTCCTTCACCTCGAGGGCACAAGCCACCCTGCACTCCTTGGTGCGCTTGAGCTCAGCCGCGAGGTGGCAGACCTTGGTCCAGTACCAGCGGCGGAACAGCGGGTTGTCCCACGACAGCTCACTGTCGAACCGGTGCTTAAAGTCCTCCTGGACCCAAGCGAATGTCTGTTTTTCGATATTTTTAGCATAGGGGCGCTCCGGCACCGTGCGCGCCAGCAGGGTGCGAGCCTTGGTACGCCAGACGTTGCCGTCAATCATCTTGTTGTTCGGTCGCTTTTTGTTTTTAAACCACCTCGCGCAGCCTCTACCACTCAAGGGAACATCGCTCATTTTCTTCAGTAGGTCTTTTCCTCATCGAGGTCCCTCTCTATAGTTTGAAGTGTCCTTTCGAGTTCACGGAGATAGTTTCCGGAAAACTCGAGATATTCCTTTGGGAGACTCCTCAAACCGCACATACGGATTTCGGCCAGTATACAAGCCTGACGTGTACTGAGGAGTTGGTCGCGGGTCATTGCGAGATTCGCAATCATCTGGTTGTGCAGTACGTCGCGCTCGTGGAATGGCAGTGCGAAATACGCGTCTACAACATCAGCTATAGGGCCGCCACGCCTCTCTAGCAAATTCTGCATGAAATGGTAGGCCGAGGGTGTAATCTTGTACGGACCGGCGAACATCTGGAAAGTGCTGTAGTTGGCCATTTTACTTAAGAAAGAGTGTCTACTATTGTTTAGATGGCTTTCGTCAACCCAATGATTACTTGCACGGCGAGTCGCCGTCAGTGTCCCGTATGGGCCCTTCGGGAACAGCTGCCACTGCTGCGCTGAGCGCAGACTTATTAACCAGCTCCAGCTCGTGAGTCGGCGGGCCGGGGTGCACCCGAGCAAGTTTGGCGTGTGGATACACCGCAAGCTCGGCGACCTCATCATACAGCGAAACAGAAAGGATGGCATACCGGGGATATCACTCCCGTGTGTCCTGTGCAAAAAAGCTATGGAGCGTCACGGCATCCAGTGGCGAGCGCACATAGGTGACACGTGGGTCAGGAGCACATCACCCGACTTGCCCAGGTCGAGACCTACTCAAAAACAAAAACATTATCTTGGTTTCCAGTAGGAATGGACGAAGAAATTATACCCATCATCGTTCTGGGACTCTTATTCGCGGCTCTCGCAATCAAGGCGACAAGTACGTACATACAGGGGAGCGTAGCAGGGATATCAGGACCAGGCTATGACATTACACAAGCAGAACCACCAATTGTTATCCCTCTGTCAAAGCAGAAGGGCGGACTCCCACCCCCTCCCCAAAAAGCCACCCGAGAGCTCCTCTCCAAGGCTGGTACACAGATGCCATACGGCGTTGTACCGGCCGATATCGCGACCCCCTCTTTAATTAGCCCCCCCGAAAAGCCAGGCGCAGATGCGCTCAGTGGCGGGCCGGGTCCTACTGCGGCATCACTGGGGCCAACCTCGCTCAAAAACCCCAACACACCCCCGGATGTCAAGACTATGCTTGCCAACGCGCCACCGGACTTTTAGGCGAGTCCCACCGGGTCTCGCGCTTGTCCATATAGAACTGCCAGGAGGCCCGCCGAATAGCCTCGGCTTGGTCACGAGCCTCTATCATAATATAGATACTGTTGTCAAACTGAACGGTCCACCGACCCTGTTCAGTCTGATATGCCCTCGCGTTGTTCCGGGAGAGCCTGTACCGCTGGAGTGCATCCAGGGCGTCCTCGTACGACTGGGCCGATACGAGCGTTCCGTGCGGGAACGACCAGTCCATCATTGAGGTCTGGGTGCAGCCGAACCACATAGATACATAGTCCCACGTGGCGGTCATTCTTTTACTTTTCTGACAATACCAAGCGCACTCTCTAGCTTGCTTGTAGTCCGTTTGAGCGGCTTGTCGCGCTTGAGCTTGAGGGGCTCGTTCGATGAAGGCTCTGTAGTCACAGTGTTGACCGTGACAGATTCTGTCGTAGGGCAGATGTATTTCTCGTACGGCACATAGACCGGGACCTGCTGTTGGGAACACCCCCTAAATTCTTCGATGCTCAGTGGACCACCGAATATCTTGAGCGCCTGCCTCTTGGGCGCCGCTTTCAGAACCATATATTTTCCAAAAGTTTTCATTCTCATCAGGGCTATGAATGACTGAATTTCGCCACTGCGTGACGTGTTCATGTCGAGCGCGAATGCCTTTGTGCACTCCCAGCTGCAAAACTCACCTGTGGTTGTAAACTTGTCGAGCCGTTCGTCATACTTTATCGGGAGGTGCAGCGGTCTGCAGTCGCCCAGTGGGTGCACGCACCACCAGCAGTGCGTCCCTTTTGTCTCTGGTGGCTGTGTGTCCCGGACCAGCGGGAGCGCCTTTTTGGCCGGCGGCGGAACCAACGGCGGGCGCCTGCGAGCCGCAATCTCTTCCGGAGTTAGTTTTTTGGGCATCTTCTCGAATTGCAACATAAAGACTAGTTACTAAATATAATTAATATGCTTTTAAGTATCGATGTCGGAATTAAGAATCTTGCAATGTGTATGATTGACCCAAAGACGAAACTCATTCATCACTGGGACGTGTCGGGTGTGCCACCTCTGCACGCCGACGGCTTGTTCCCATGCTTCAAGCGCCACCTGGCAGAGCGGGACTGGGTGCTGCGAGCGGACACGGTGCTCATCGAGAAGCAGCCGGACAAAAACAAGGGTATCAAGTCGGTCGAGCACTTTCTGCACGCGTATTTTGTTATTCATGACAAGGAGGTTATCATCTATGACGCTCGGCACAAGATTCCGGATGTGGCTGGGCCGGGCCGGGCGCGCTACATCGAGCGCAAAAAGGCGTCAGTCGAGCGTGCTCGCGCCTTCATCTCGGCGACAGACTCTGTCAACAAGCACTGGGTACCGATATTCGACAAGCACAAGAAAAAGGATGACTTGGCAGACACGGTCATGCAGGCTCTGTCGTTTGTGAACCGTGTCCCGGCCAAGCCTGTCGCGCCAAAGAAACTGACTGCACGCAAGCCGACAGAGAATCAGAAGCGCACCAAGTACAGCAAGCCTAACCTGGCGTGGATTGTCAAGACGGGTGCCCCGCAGGATGCACGCTTCCGCAAGGACTTGGCGCGCTACTACACCAGTATCGATGACCTGAAAAAAGAATTTAGTCTGTAAATAGTAGGATGCTGACACGCGAGCAGACAGTATGGCTGGTGGTTACAATTTTATTTTTTTTAATTTTTATTTTTTTATATACACGCCAGCCAACTGTTTACTATGCAGCACAGCCATGGGAGGCACCCAAGCCACCGGCGCCCCAGCCGGCACCTGGACAGGCTCTGCCTCTGCCCGCAAACCCGAGTGCAGCCTTTTCTGACACAAACCTGTTCGGTCCATCACCCAAGCCTTTCGTGCTCAAGCCGAATGAGATAAAGCCGTCTACAGAACAGGCCCCGGATTCCCTCCGGTACACAAACATCTCTGGGCTCAAGCCTATGACGAGCATCACGGCAGCTACCGGGCCTACGAGCAGTGACAGTAGCCCACTGTACAGCGGGAGTGTTCCCCGTGATGTGAATGTATCTATACGAGCTGCTGCTAAAAAAGCCCTTGCTCCGGTACCTGTTGTCAACGCACCAGCGGCGGCTCCGGTACCTGCTGTCAAGTCGCCAGTAGCGGCTCCTCCTGTGCATACACCACCGGCTCGCACACCTCAACAAGCGGCGGCAGCAGCAGCTACTCTTGCGAGTGTACAGGTTCCACCGGCGCCAACCGCTGACCATATTGCGGCGGCACCTGTAGAGGCTCCTTCGAGCACACCGGCTACTCAGACGGTCGCTATACCTTCTGTTTCGCCTGTGGTGAAGACGGGTAATTCCCAAAAGAAGGGTTTCGTGGCGGGTAATAGCGACCCTTCAGCTGCCGCAAAGATTGCTTCGCTGAATGTGGGCTGGTATTACACGTGGGGTTCGACACCACCCGCGCCTCCTCCACCAGGGCTCTTATTCTCTCCAATGTTCTGGAACATTTCCAAGGCTCCTAAAGCGCCTGCAGGCTGCTCACCGACAGCCACGCCGCCCGCAACAGTCAACGCGTTGTGCACGCTCCAGACAATCAAGGCTTTGCCGACAGCCACGACCGACAATGTGATACTGGCGTACAACGAGCCGGACGGTACTAACGCAAATGCACAGGGTAACATGAATACGGCCGACGCGGCAAACTTCTGGCCGAACATCGTGGCGACGGCTACCCGCCCAGGCTGTCGCATCGGCAGTCCGGTCATGTACGGCAGTTTGGTTCACCCGGCAAGCGGACCGTCCGCTCAGAACGTGACGCCCATCGCAGGCATAACAGCCCCTCAGACTGTCAACATTAGCAACAACCCGGCAGCTGTAAACCATGTGGTGCTCGACCCTGGAATTTGGCTGGACAACTTTTTGTTACGGGTTTCTCAACAGCAGAACCCGCGCTACCCGGACATTATCACGGTCCACTGGTATGGCCCGCCGAACGCTACAAGTTTTCTGAATTATTTGACGGCTATCAATACCAAGTACAACTTGCCGATATGGGTGACAGAGTACTCGTGTGCTGACTGGACAGCTACAACAAACGCGGCCGGTGTCACTACGCACGCACCTGGGTATGACTGGTCGATTCCGACCGATGCAAACATAGCGACAAACTCAACAGGGGCGTTTATGAGGGCGACTGTGTTAGGCATGGAGGCGATGCCATTCGTCGAGCGGTTCAGTTGGAAGGAACGCTTTTTCCTGTCTGACCCTAACCCGAGCTATCCGCCAAACTCCATTTTCCCGGTCACGGGCACGCCCGACTCTGTCATGGGGCCATCCAACCCGGACGTGATGAATCAGTCGACACTGTTCGCCTCGTACCAGCACTTTCCGACATCCCTGCCACCTCTGACACCACTCGGAAAACTGTACGCAAGTCTGTGAGGGTCAGATAAAAAAATAATTATAAATATTTTTAATGGCACGGCTTGTGGACCACATGGGCTCTGACGAGTCCATTGTGGAGGCGGCCCGTGTCTCGTACGCCAAGGGCACAAAGACTGTGAGTGACACGCGGGGGCTCATCCGGTACCTGATGCGTCATCGGCACACTACGCCCTTTGAGATGGTCGAGTTCAAGTTTCATATTCGTGCTCCAATTTTTGTGGCTAGGCAGTGGATGCGCCACCGGACCGCTTCAGTGAACGAGATGTCCGCCCGGTACTCTGTCCTCGATGACGAGTTTTTCCTTCCGGACCACCTGCGGACTCAGTCCGGTACAAACAAGCAGGGTTCAGAGGAGGAGATGACGGGGGACGAGCTGCTCATCCTGAAGCAAAAAGCTTCGTGTGATATGGCGTTCCATGTGTACGACGACCTGCTCAGCCATGGGTGCTCGCGCGAGTTGGCTCGTGTACACCTCCCTGTCAGCACCATGACAGAGTTTTATTGGAAAATTAATTTACATAATTTATTTCACTTTTTGAAACTGCGTATGGACAGTCATGCCCAGCCGGAGATTCAGGTGCTCGCGAAACAGGTCTATGAGCTCATCAAACCGGTCGTGCCCCTGGCATGTGAGGCGTTCGAGGACTTTGTACTGAACAGCATGACTCTGAGCGGTCCGGAGATGGCTGCCATCAGGGCCAAGACTTTTGTCGTCCCAGGTGTGGGTGAAAACCGAGAGTTCCAAGAAAAGTTGAACAAAATTTCTTGGAGTATATAAATGCTAGTTAGACTGGCAATAATAGGGCTGTTGCTCTTGGTCCTATGGATGGTCACCAAGCGTCGTGAAAGTTTTTTCAAAGTTCGCAGGCCCAGGTTACAACCACTTCAGCAGCAGATTGCGGACGCAAAGAAGTACGGGAATACGAATGACTTTATTGCGGCTTACCAACAGAAGGTGAATGACGAAATGGCCAAGAATCCTAAATCAAAGCTTGTCCCGGTGTATCAGAAAGCCATAAGTGACATGCAGAATGCGGGTAGTGTCGACAACTTCGTCACGACGCGCCAGGATATGATGGCCAAGGCGAAGCGTGCAGGCGGCAAGATGGGGCGTGCAGGCAAGCGTGCAGGCGGCAAGATGGGGCGTGCAGGCAAGCGTGCAGGCGGCAAGAAGATGGGTATGGTGGCCAAGCAGGCTGGTGGCAACTACTATTTCTACTTTAATTCTATGAAGTAAGTAATGAAAACAAACGTTGGGTTTGTCCTGGTTTTTCTGTTTGTGAGCTGGTTTCTCCTGCGCTCGTCACTAAGCTACTATCAGGAAGTCAAGCAGCACTCATTCGAGCTGGCTGGCTTAAAAGATGGTAAGCACAATCTAAAGACTGGTAATTTTTACTTTTATTTCAAGGACCCTGTCCAGGCTTCCAATTTCTTCAAGTCTTGACCCAGTGCCGAAGGCCCTATTTCCATGTAAGAAAGGAAGGCTTCGCCTTCGGGTTAGGTCTTAATGTACTCCCACTGTAATTCTTTACAAATACTTTTCCACATTTTATCCTGATTGTAGAGTTTCTCCTTGGACTTGAGCAGGGGGAAGCATGGTAGGTAGTCGTCCTCGCCGAGTAGCTCGCAGAACTTGTACAGGATGTAAGAATAACTTAAAAAGTTTTTTCGTCCGGGTGGCCGATGTTTCTCAAAGGGTTTCTGAACCTGGTAAAACATAAGCCTCAGTTTTTCTTCTAGTGCTTGGGGCATGGTTGGAGGTTGTATCCCGTTGAGAATCGTCGTGATGTAAGGTACGTGCTCGTAATATTTATTTTTGTTTAATTTTTTTAGAAGGGCCCTGACTTTCTCATGTGTAATTTCCGACAATTCTTTTATTTTTTGTTTCCTAAACTCCTGGCGTAGCGTCTCTATGAGTTCAGGTGGCACACTGGTCGTCTCCTTGGCTTGGAACTGGCTGACCCACTCGTTGAAGTGATTCTCGCGCCGGTACGAGTAGACCACATTCTTCTCGATGTCCTGCTCCTCCTTGAAGCCCACCTCGTCAGACTGTACGTACTCTGTCGCGCCACACTCGGTGCAGACATCCTCGCTCGTCACCGCGTCGTGCACCTTAGTGTACTTGGCTCCGCACACCAGACACGGTCTGATAAAGGCTGTGTTCGGGTTGACCTTCACCTCTGCATGCTCATCCTCAACCACCTCCAAATATTTTTTATAAATATCTTTTCTCTGAACACCTTTTCTAGAAGTTATCTTCATGGAAGCGACCGCCTTCGACTCGGTCACCTCCTCGGTCACCTCCTCGTTATACTCCTTTATCAGGGGCATGCACCTGAGCATGTACTCGTACAGTTCAGTTTCCTTACCTGGTACGGACAGCTCTTTCAGCCTCTCGTTATAGCGCGCTTCCATAATTTATTTAAGTAATATTTTGTTTAACTATTCAACTTTGGGTGCAAGGTAGAACTTAATTTCTCCAAGGTTTGCGATGGTGTACCGGAAAATAATTGGCATATTTTCTTGGGTCGAGTCCTGCATGAGTTGGACGCTGCTGCACATCCCGGTCGCCTTGGTGAACAGGTTGATGTACTTGAGGCTGAAGATGTTGCCGGTGCGCTTGACCTGCTCGTCGCTGTACTCGATGACGGTCTTCTGGTTGGCAAAGTCGCCTAGGCAGCTGAGCTCGAGCGTGCGGCCCTCGCGGACGATGTTGATTTCGCTCGACAGGTTGCTCATGTCGCGTGTGATGCGCTGAAAGTCGACCGATGGCATGGTTGTGATGACGTCCATCTCAATTTCGGGCACGTCCAGCTCATCCTCGTTGATGTCGAGCAGCTTGAGGCTGTAGGTCGTGCTCGTCTTTTTGGCCACATTCTCTATGATGAGCCGCATGTAGTCCCGGTCGGCGATATCGATGGTCAGTGTATCGTTGTTGCTCATCGACTTGAGCAGCTTGTGCGTGTTGGTGATGTTCAGGCCGGCCACAATTTCAGTCGGACACTCGTACTCTTCGAAATTTTCAGCTCCGAGGTGCATGTGGACCAGCGTCACACGGGCGTTATCCAGCGTCAGGATGGTGATTCCATCAGGCCGAAAGTACACATTCACATCGTTGATGATATCCTTGAGCACCTCAAAGACTGAGCGAATGGCATTCGCCTGTATAGTCTTGAGATGCATCCTTAGCGAGACGTGTCCGTACATCCTTATCTCGTGTTAAATTCACTAATAGCATCGTTAACTTTTCTATTAATTTTGTTGTTGAGCTCAGGGGTGAGTACTGGCTGCAGTGGCACGCCGTACATGCTTATGTCGAAAAAGTCGCCCGGCTCCTCTGACTCGTCCAGGTTGGTGATGGAAAACCCGTCGTTGTTGAATGACACAATGTCCATGGGCACCATGGACTCGAGCCAGGTGCGCACCTCGCTGCCTACGTACAGCTTACCCTCGTTGGTGACCAGCGTCGGCACGCGTGTGATGCGCTGGGACGGGATGCCGTTAGTGGACACGTTATGGAACCGGAGAATCTGCAAAAGTTCAGGCTGAGTCTTGATATAGTTTAGAGTATCTACACAAAAGTTGCACTTGTCGCTGTAGACAAGGAGTGCCATTACTATTACTAATTCTTTTGTGAAATTTTTTTGACGCGTGATAATAATGGACCGAGTTGTCATCATGCTGCTCGCTGCGGCCCTCCTGTTTCTGGTGGTCAAAGATAAGTCGAACAGAGTCCAGGAGCCATATGAGAATGCCCCTGTATCAGTCGACCGTGACACAATCTCCATGATTATCAGCGCCGTCCAGGAGAAACAGCCAGGGTGGGTCCCTGTAGACACCGTCTATGTCAACCCAGTTGTGAATGAGGACGGTACTTCCTTTTTCAACAGCCGCTTCATGTTCTACGACAAGTTCAAGTACAGTGGCAGCCAGATTGATGTCAAGTGTGTCATCGAGGGCGCCAAGGCCAGTATTGTCTCCATGACGCCTGTCGCCGCCCCTGACCCAACCTCGACGCTCCTGGCGTACAAGGGCCCAGACTACCAGAGCTACAACGACATCCGTGGCAACTTTGACCAGCAGCTGAACGACTACCTGGCCATGGCCAAGCGGCCAGCGGGTTTTCAGACTCCTTTTTAAATTAAATAGTACTAGGGATGTTGACAGCCAAGGAGGTGGCTGAGATGGAGCGTACTCGAAGAAATGTACGAAAAGAAACATACCGCGCGATTCTGGAACAGCTTTGCCGTAAGATTCGCGCGGCATCCGTAAAGGGGCAGAAGAGTGCCCGGCTCAGCGTACCGCCGTTTGTGTTGGGCTACCCGCCCTTCGATGTGACCCAGGCCGTCACGTACATCACGCGCCAGCTGGAGAATTTGGGCTATCAGGTGTACCGCCAGGGCCTTGTCGACCTCGAGGTCACCTGGTTTGTAAAAACTAAAAAACAAACTGAAATAATTGACCACGGGGATGACATCCTGCCGTCACTCGTCAACCTGCAAAAGACGGCCAACATGATTCGAGGAGTCAACCCACGGTTGTGAGACTTTCAGCGAACAAATTTGGCTCTTCCTTGAATATTACGATAAGCGGTGACAAGCTCATTCAGGGTGTTTATAGTTTTTTGATTATATTTATTCTGAAGTTTTTTCATATTATTGTTAAATGTGGTATTTGAATTATTTTTAGGACGATATCCCATATAGGACCTCCTATACCCGTTTTGTGGTTTAAACCATTCAGCTATAGTCTTTAAATTTTGTGAAAGACGACTCGACTTATTAAGAATATTACGTACTGCATTCACGGTATGTGCAGAACGTATAGCATTTTTGAAAAATTTATTAATTTCACCCGAATATTGATACTGGCGTGTAATTTCTGTATTTGCCTGTTTACGAGCTGCTCGAAGTTCGGCATCTGCTTTTATCTTATTCAGCGCAGCTTTTGCCTGAGTATAATTTGAACCTCTAGTCTTTAATGAATTGAGAGCTCTTCTGGCACGATTTTTATTATCATTACTGTATTTCATAGTAGAGTTGCTAATTACACTTTTCAAACCTGAAACCACGCCTTGTTGATATGTTGGGTCTGTATATTTACGAAGTGTAAACATTAAAATAAATAAATATTTTTAAATTCAATAGTCTCTCCCTTGGGTTCTGTGTCCAGATGGCACACTTTTTGGCGCTCGTTGACACTGTCGACCCACTCTCTGAGTACATCCTCAGGAATGTCATGTCCCCAGATGCGTCGGGCTTCCTCAAGGGTCATCTCCTATACATATATCGCAGCATCTTTAGTTGACCCGAAGGGTCTGATGGCCCACGGGCCATCTTTAAACCTCAAGATGATATGGCTGCTTGCACAGACCCTGGGGCGTCGGGTACAGGCAGTCTGGGGTGGGCACAGGCCGCCACATGTAGCTGGGGCGCTCCTGACGCTTACGGCCAATCTGCACGCGGCCTGTCACGTACAGAAGGAAGAGTATCACGGCGGCAATGACCGCAATCAGAATTAGTGGGTCCATTTATATATTCAAAGAGAAAAAGTATCACCTGACTTCCAGTACCCCCAGTCTGGCAGGTTGTTGGTGCAGCCATAAATGTAGTGGCACTTGGGCTCGTTTTTTACGGGCTTCATCTGTCTCATGAATAGGAACAGGAGCACGAGGACCAGTGCTACTAGCAGCGCGCGATTCATTTACTAAAACAAAATAAAATAAAAAAGTAATGGATGTCTTGGTTGAGGCTGAGCGCAAGTACACGACCAAGCTCTGTGACGCTATGCTTCCCGTGATGATTGACACATTTTGGGAAATTTGGCTCGAGGCGAAGATGAAGGCGAAGGGCCGGCGGACCCTGCAGACCTACCAGGAGCTCCTGCGCGAGGTGAAGCACAGCTGGTCCAACACCAAGGTGAAAAAGCACGTCGAGGACATAGTAAAAAACAACTCGCTTTTCCCGAACCTGATGGCGGCCGTATTCGTCTGCCACGTCAAAATTCTCAGCGCTATCCGCATCGACCCCAAGAGCAAGAAGATATCTCTGAAGCTGCCCGGCAATGACATCTTCGTGCACACAGCCTATATCAACGCGGCCAAGGACATCTATGACGACCCGTACGTCATCAGTGACGAGATGCCCGTCTCGCAGCGCAACGAGGTGCTGAACAAGCGGTTCACAAAGTGCATCCGGGACGCCATCGAGAGCCTCGTGCCGACCGAGGAAATTCTCAAGACGTACATCGTGATGCCGGACGAAAACAACCTGGACATTGACGAGGGGGCCGAGGAGACCGAAGACAACGAGGGCCCGCCTCTGACAGACGACCCACTGGACCCTCTTGGCGAGAATCCAGTACCGGAGGGTGCGCCGATGGCGCCAGAAGGCCAGCAAATGCAAGAGGAGACGGGAGAAGAGGGTGGAGAGCTCGCGCCGGCGGGGTCTGTCAACCACCCGGCCGAGACTCCTGGCGGCACCAAGACGGTCGCGGTCACACCATCGCTCAATCCGCCAACTGTCCACAAAGAAAATTTGTTTGATGATGCTAAGGAATGATACTGTTGAACATTATCGGAATATTTTTGCTCCTAGGGGCGCTCCGGTGGGTCCAGGGCCTGCATGAGTGTGACTGTGCCAAGGATGACAAACGAAAAATTGTTTTAGAAAATTATTATTATTTGGCTGTCCTGCTCAACATCGTAGCCATAGTGTACCGGAAGTACTGGCTTTTGACACTCATGTTTTTGCTGACGACAGTGGCGGCGGCAGTGACCCTCAGCTATCTGGTCGACATGCGAAAGAAGAAGTGTGACTGCATGGGACAAAATGAAAAATTATTTTTTATAATTGCCATCGGGCAGGTGATTGTGACTGGTCTCATCATACTGGCCAAGGTCGTTAAAAATAGGAAAAAATTAATAGCTGCAGTTAAGTAAATGATTGACGACCATACCTTTCGCAATCCAATCATGGCAGCCGGCATCGCTGCAGCTGCGACTGTCGCTTATGTGTACCTGAAGGCTCGCATGAATGGCCAGAAGGTGACCCAGAACTCAGAGTTTGCCAAGCCAGCCTTTCTGGTTGCCATCCTGGTTTACTTTATCGTGCACCAGGGCAATGCCCATCGGGAGTCGCTCGTCTCAGAACCTTTCTAGGTATAGAGTATGGAGCTAAAGCGAATGCTGATGTTCCTCATCGGGTGCATGGGTGCTCGCTTCGGCCTGACGTACGTTGCGTACCGCTTCCCGGAGCTGCTCCCGTGGCTCGGGCTGATTGCTTTGGCTATTTCAGTAGGATTCACCCTTATTTACATCAATGGCTGGCGCAAGACAGGGGGCGAGACGGGCGGGGAGCGCATCTGGTGGAATGACCTCAGGCCGGTACACGCATTCATGTACGGCCTGTTTGCGGTACTGGCTTTCAAGGGTGTGAAGGAGCACGCATGGAAGGTTCTATTTTTGGATACAACAATAGGTTTGTTGGCTTTTCTTCAGCATCACTTCACTTAAAGTTTTTTGAATAGTACAAGATAGTAATATGTCATCAACCATCTCCAGCTTCAATGATATGATGGGGCAGTTCCTTGATGAGCTCGTGCTAACTTTCCCAGAGGACGAGACCATTTATGAGTACAAGATGAAGTTCAAGGTGGCTCGCCAGGCGACGCCGCGTCTCGGGCTCGACAACTATATGGAGTCTGTCAAGCCGTATGCCGAGAAGCTGATGGCCAAGGACCCCACCTTTTTCACTGACGATGCGAAGAATATCTCTTTGCTGAGCGACCTGAATATTGAGAAGCTGTGGACGACGCCAGAGGTGAGTGACCAGACGCGTGCGGCCATCTGGCAGTATCTGCAGACGCTGTATATCCTGGGCACGACCATCACCATGTTTCCTCCAGAGACGCTGTCGATGATTGAGAGTGTCGCTGAAAAGTGTGCCGAGAATATGCAGGAGTCTGGTACGTTCGACATGTCGGCGATGTCGACACTGTTCAGCTCGCTGATTGGTAACGGTGGTGCCATGAGCCCACTGGCACTCGGTGACGCGGGTCGTCGTCCTCCAGTCGCTCCAGGTGCTCCCAAGAAGAAGAAGCCCGGGCAGCGTAAAAAATAAATATGTTTAAAAATAGTAGATATGGACCCAAAAGAAATTTTCCGTTCAGACAAGCTTCTGCAGTTCTGGCCGAATGCAAGCCAGTCATCAACTGAGCGCGCACAGGCGACTGCTCGTTTCGTCATCTACGCCACCTGCATCATCTACCTTATCCAGCGTGACGTTCGCATCTTTGCGCTGGGTGCACTCGTGCTCGGCGTCCTCTTTTACATGTACCGCAACCAGATGATTCGCGGCATGGACAGTGTCCGGCCAGCCTACAGCGACGCACGGCCGACCGGTATGCTCGGCGGCCCTGTCCAGATGCCGACCCGTAATAACACGATGGCTAACGCACTCCTGACGGACATTAAGGACCAGCCGGACCGTCCAGCGGCTGCCTGGTATCCCAGTGTCGCGAACGAGGTGAAGAATGTGTGGTCGAACATCCACCCGTTCGACCAGGACCTGGGCAAGGACCGTGGCAAGCTGTGGCAGTACGACGCTTCCAGCCGCTTCTACACAGCCCCGAATAACGGTCTGATTCCTAACGACCAGACAGGGTTTGCTCAGGCTGCATACGGCGTGCCATTCTCGCCAATGTGCAAGGATGACAGTGGGCCATGGACGTGCGGCGCTGACGAGGGCTTCATGGGCCGGACGCACTTCCCTGAGGTGGTCCAGATGCGTGGTGGCAATGGTCGCAAGTAAAAAACCTTTGTAAGTAATAATAATGCCAAACAATCTGCAGCCAGGGATGAGAAACGTCCAGCAGGATGTTTACATGACCCGTCTTCTGACTGAGATGGTCGAGTCGGATGACATGCTCCGCCCCCAGAGCACCATGGCCTATAACGGCACATGGGCCGACAAGCCGTACGACTTCCCCAACCTGTACATCAACCTGCCCGTTCGGTACTGGAGCCCTGACCCTCTGAGCACGTACAGCAACGACCAGAACAACCGCTTTATCCAGCGGTACGGAAAGCCCATCCCGAACAATACCCGGTAACCCGAAGGCGAAGCCTTCTCTTCTCACAGGAAAAAGGGCCTTTGGCCCTTACAGAAAATTTAAAAGTTTTTATATAATAATATGGACCCACTTGCACTTGCTGCAGTTGTAGGTCTTGTGTTTGCTGGGCAGCGCCTGAGTGACAAGGGCGATACCCCACTAACCACAGACCAGATGATTATGATGAAACCAGGCAAGAAGATTGAGGTTACTAACCGCAATTTTGCTCAGCAGGATGCTCCCCTGGACCCCAAAAACATCTTTTCGAACACAGGGCGTCAGTTTAACGATTTCCGTCTGACGCCCAAGAAGGAGATGGGTGCTTTTGGTGACATTACCTCGATGGGGTCGAAGCAGCCGTACGGTCAGCCTGTGTACGACCTGTACAGTCGCCAGGATGTTTCGGGCAAGATGAATAACCTGGCGTCCATCGAGCGTCAGTACGTGGGCCGCGGTCTCGGTGTCGGGCCGGACGTTCCGGCGGCTGGCGGCTTCCACCAATTCTTCCGTGTTCTGCCAGCCAACATCAATGAGGAGCGTCTTACGACACTGGGTGGCACCTTTGGTGGCCCAGCGAACGCCTTTGTCAAGGCGGGCGGTCCAGTGGCGCCAGCTATTACGCACCAGGCAAAGGACACCAAGGCGTGGCACCGCGACCCAGCACAGACACGCGGTCAGGGCCAGGGCGGTCCTCTCACGGCGCCAGAGGGTCGTCCGGACCAGATTAAGACGCGCCGTCTGACTATCCGTGACGAGACTGGTGAGCGCACAGGCGACACGCTGCAGATTGGCACAGGCGGCTACTTTGTGAAGCAGCCGTATGCGGTCGGCACAAAGACGTACACAGACCCGGCTCTTACACGCGGCACCAACAACCGTTCCAACCCAGACAGAGAAGGAAACGGCCAGCGTATGAATGTGCGGGCGGATCCTGTTGGTGCTGTCGGTGCCGCAAGCAACCTGCGGTCCGAGTCAGTACCGTTCCCTATCCAGGCTCCAGCTCCTCTGGGTCACTTCAACGCATACAAGGATGCAGACCACTACAAGTTCAACCCGTTCAAGATGAATGAGAATCCGAACGCAACTCCCCAGGCGCTGGACATGGCCATCCAGCAGCTCCACAAGAATTGTCTGGTACAGCCGCCCCTCGCCGCACTCTAGTAAAAAAAATATAAACAGAAAGTATAAATGTCGGGAGGCATAGTTCAGCTTGTAGCGACCGGTGTTCAGGATGAGTGGCTGACCGGCAAGCCCGAGATTTCATTCTTCCGTTCCAACTACAAGCGTTACACGCACTACGCATCCAGCGTCGAGCGCCAGACCCTCCAGGGTATGCCGGCCGCAGGTGGCATTTCGACCGTCCGTCTGGAGAAGAAGGGCGACCTCGTGTCTTACATGTACCTGACGGCCCGTGACCAGTACAACGCCCTGGTTGCCAACCTGGACTGGTCCCAGGTGATTGACCGTATCCAGCTGTACATTGGTGGTCAGGAGATTGACTCTCAGGATTTCCAGTGGATGTCTGACGTGGAGCCAGTCGTCGGTGCCCAGAACATGAACCAGCGCTACCTGAATAACGTCACACCATCGGCACAGCAGCCGACCAACCAGGTGGCTACTTTCTTCCCCCTGAAGTTCTGGTTCAACAAGGACTGGATGGTGGCACTGCCTGTGGTGGCTCTGGCTTTCCATGATGTTGATGTTCGCATCACCTGGTCCAAGAATCTGGTTAATCAGCTGAACAGCACACTCAATGGTACGACTACGACGAGCGGTGTCAATGGCGGCACCTTGTCGTACGCCAGTCTGAGCTATCAGCTGTGGACCAACTTCATCTACCTGGACGCCGCCGAGCGCGAGTACTTTGCCAAGACGGACATGGATGTGCTGATTACCCAGGTGCAGCGTGTGCCCATCAGCACCCAGAACGTACAGGAGCTGGCACTGGCTCACCCCATCAAGTATCTGGCTTTCCAGACAAAGCAGTACAACGGCACAGGCATCTACAACGCCGGTACAGGTAGCGCAACAGCTGCCACGTACACAATCCGCCAGCAGATTAACGGCAGCGACGTGGGTGAGGACAAGCATCTGGCACAGTACATGGAGCTGCCCCAGTACTACCACACGCAGTACGCATACCTGCCCTCCCCGACCGGCAATCAGTACGTTGCTCCGGTCGCAATCATTCCATTCTGCCTGGACACTAGCAAGCTGCAGCCGACAGGCACACTCAACTTCTCCCGTCTGGACACGTACCGCCTCGTCACTCCAGTCCAGCTGGCCAGTGGCCTGCTGACTCTCTGCCAGTCGGCCTCGACATACAACAACTCAACCAACACGGTGAACGGTCTCCGTGGTCTTCCCGGCATCAACTACCTGTACGCAGTCAACTATAACATCCTGCGCATCCAGAAGGGCATGGGCGGGCTCCTGTACGCGAACTAAACTTGACCCGCAGGGTCAGAATCCTATCAAATCGGATGGTCCAGTGGACCATACTTGACCCGAAGGGTCAGCCGTGACCCACAGGGTCAAAATAAATACTCACAGAATTTAGAATGCAGATTTGGCGTTGGCTACTTGTACTTGGTCTCTTGTTTCTGATAACATATGACCCACGCTCGGGAAACCTCGCGAAATATTATACTGAACCAGTAGTAGAGGATGGAAAAAATCCCGCTGTTACAGAGGCTAAGGCCACCGGAGCGGCATAAGTCTATAGCAATCCCTGTTAGCTACATAGAGGGAAAGCCCTACTTTTTACTGGTACACGACAGACGCTACAAGGAGTGGACATTCGTGACGGGTGGATGCAGACGCCGCGAGGTGTACAACCCGCTCCGCTGTGCACTCCGTGAACTTGAAGAGGAAACTCGAGGTACCATAAACTTAAAACGGGGGTCGTACTCCTATTTTAAGTTTACCAACAAAGACCCAGAAGACGAGGTGACTAACATCTATCACGTCTACATCATAGATATGCCGATGACTGTCCTTGAGCACAAGCACATCGTCAGGCGCTTTGATGAAGAAAAGGAAAAGATGGAGACCCGCCAGATGGCGTTCCGCAAAAATTATGATGAAAATGATTTTTGTGAATTTGATACGCTCGAGGGTATATCCAGTCGCTCCAACCTATGGAGTATGATTCGTCAGAAGGTACTACAGAACCCTGAATTTCATACGGCTCTGCACGCACACAAGCAGCCGTTCCACTTAAGACCATAAAACAAAATAAAACTATATGAGACCGGTGCTCAAGTGGGTCGGAGGTAAGACCCAACTGTTGGAGCAGGTACTCTCTGAATTCCCTGAACACATAGATGACTACTACGAGCCGTTTGTCGGCGGAGCCTCTGTGCTCCTGTCAGTCATTCCACGTGTCAAGGGAATTGCACGAGCCTCTGACCTTAATCCTCACCTCATCGCACTGTACCGGCAGATACAGTCGGACCCTGAGGGCCTCATCAAGGAGCTGCGCGCGCTCGAGCGGGACACATCCGAGGCTGCCTACTACAGGCGTCGGGACGAGTTCAACCGGTCGCCGCGACCCGCGCTCTTCCTGTACCTCAACAAGGTGGGATTTCGGGGAATATACCGTGAGGGACCCAACGGCTTCAATGTTCCGTTTGGTCATTACGCCAACCCAACTGTCTGCGATGCAGAAAATATTAGAAAATTTTCTAAACTTGTTGAGTCTGTTGAATTTAGTTGTCAGAGTTATGATGATGCTCTACGGGGATGTGGTCCTTCTGACTTTGTATACGTGGACCCTCCATACGCCCCAGAGACTGCCACTTCCTTCACCAAGTATACAGCTGAATCGTTCGACCACAAAAAGTTTTTTAATTTTTTAAAGAATTTATCGGCCAAGTGGGTCATGAGTAACTCGGACACAGAGTCTGTTAGAGACGAGTTTGAAGAGTACGACAAGACAGAAGTGAGCGCTCGTCGCGCCATCAACTCCAAAAACCCCGCGGCCAGAACTACCGAATTAATAATTTCTAAAACTTAGATGGACTGGGACGTAGTGGATGCCCTGACCATGCTCCCAGGGATTATAGGGACTCACCTGTTGGCGTGGCACAGCGATGACTTTGTGTACAGGGTCGCTGTGCTGTCATGGGGCTGGTGCTGTCTCTGCAGTATGCTTTATCACCTCAAGCGCTGTGACCCTGAATACCTGAAATATGATATGCGTGCCCAGTGGGTCTCACAGGTGTTTATGATTCTTGCGACGCCCCAGTCATCCTGGCCCATCATCATCGGCGGCTTGCTCACAGATAGCTACTGGCTGAGAGTCGTTTTGAACGGCGTGGGCGCCTTTTACTTTCTGTGGCACTTGCCTATCGCCAGGGTTTTCCTCTTGCTGTCGTACGCCGCCTATGTCGGACAGTTTTTGACAGGGTACAAGTGGCTCCACTCTGTTTTCCACCTCTTGCTGCACACGGCTGGTAGCTTTGCTGCGCTAAACCCGGTCAACAAGTACACCATAGGTCTTCACCCAGTGTGGGCATGGCCAGTGTTCTGGGTCGGCGCCAGACTCTTGCTCCCGGTGAAAAAAATATTTAATAAAATTAATGGTGGTGAATAACGGTCGTCGTAGACAGTTTAACCCTGCACTGTCACCAAATACACAGATAAAAAAGGAAGTGGCGCGGCTGCGTACAGCACTTGCCCAGCTTAATGCTACAAATAATAAAATAAAAAAACAGATTCAAAATCGTATCAATGCGTTGACCAACAAACTGGCGTTTACCAGTTCGACAGAAAAGTTTATGAAAATAATGAATACACATAAACGTATGCATAAAGCCATTGGGACGTCTGTTAAAGTTGGTCGTGGTGCGTCGGCACGTAAATAAAATAAAAATTTTTAAAAATATATGACGGTCAAGAAGGAGCGTCTGGCGGAGCGTCTGGCCAAGCTGCTCAATGACGGCACAGACCCCAAGGAGCTCGAGAAACTGTCAGTACAAAAGTTGCACTACGAAATTCAGAAGCTCGAAGAGACTGAAGAGCCAGAAGTGGCGCCAGAGCCGGTACAGGCGCCAGAGCCAGAGGTGGAGGCACCTCTTCCCAAAAAAGAAAAAAAAGAAAAAACTTTATGGAAACTCTTAGTTCTGGATGACTCAAGCAGCGAGGACGAAGAGTGAACTAAGGACATGAGACAAGGTACATGTATGCAGTTCGCCTTGGCCGGTGGTTACTTTCGGTGCCCGAATGCCCGTAAGTTTATGGTCAATCTGAAGAGCCCGAGGCCGTGTAGGCTCGTGCGCGAACCTGACAACAAGCACGACCCGAACGCCATCAAGGTGGTGGTCGAGAATGACTTGCACATCGGCTATGTCCCTGAACACCAGACTGAATATTTCAAAGAATATTCAGAGGGGCTTGTCTGTCCGACATATTGTGTCTACAGCATCTATCAGCCGGTCGTCAAGGTCTTAAAAGAATAAGTCAAAACTAAGGTATGTCGAGCATACGCAAATGGTTGGTCCCAGCCGCGCCCTTCACGCACTTGCTGATGGATGGCGGTATGCTGTTTGTGCCTATGGAAGAGATGGATGAGTTTTACCGAGCGTACATCTCTGACGTAACCCATGGGCACAAGCTGTATGTGGTAGAACAGAAAACAAATCTTTTCAAATTTTTCGTGGACCTGGACTACAAGGCGGTCGAGGCGCTCTCCAAGGATGAGATTGAGCGCATCTGTACCGCTCTGAACGAGGTGGTGAACTGTGGTCGGTGCTGTATTGCCCGTACGCGGCCGAGAGCGTGCGCCGAGGGCATCAAGACAGGTGTCCACGTCCACTGGCCGGACAAGAAAGTGACCCGCGCGTCGGCGCTCGCTATGCGTACCAAGATTCTCGAGGCGTTTCCGGAGACTAATGGCGGGATGGACTGGTCCAAGGTTATTGACGCGAGTGTCTATGGCGGCAGTGGTCTCCGGATGATTTGGTCGCACAAGAAACCGACCGGGGACCCGTACATCCCGTGGAAGCTGCTCGGCGGTGAAGAGTACAAGAAGGAGTTTGATGCGGGTCTGCTGGACCTGTTTAGCATCAGGGTGAACGATGAGGCTGACGAGCAGACGTCTGTTGACGAGGCGACGAGCTCTGCGCTCGAGGCTTTCATCTGTCGTAACATGGATGGGCAGGGGCGTGCGCATGTCAAAAAGATTGTACGGAACGAAAAGACGGGCGGGTGGTACGTACAGACGGACTCGCGTTACTGCGAGCGCATCAGCGACTGTCACAAGCGCAACCACGTCTGGTTCAACATCTACAAGGGGACAATCAGCCAGAGGTGCTTTGATGAGGAGTGCGGCAAGTTTTCGGGCCGTGAACATAATCTCCCGCCTACAGTAGTAGAGCAACTGAAAGATGTTGCTCCCGTGGGTAGTCCTTCTGGTAATTCTATTCTGGATATTCTTCCCTCGAGTTGGCACGACTCATTTTCATTCATACGTTAACGAGGTCCACCCGTACTCAGGGCTGAACCCAGAGCTCTGGAACCTGTTTGTGTACCACGTGACTGGTTTCGAGGCGGAGGTTCAGCGCAACCCACAGGTTGCATCGGAGCACCTTTATCGGGCCATAGACGCTGTGAAGGACCTCGCGCTTTACATAGAGCGCGCCGACGACGGTGAGATACAGGGGCAGATGCTCGAAATAACAAACCGGATGGGTCTAGAGGGCGAGACGCTGATACAACAAACAGTCCTCGAAAAAGGACTTAGGTTTAATCCAAGATACTTAAACGATACGATACTTTATTATTCACAGAATGGAGTCGACGACCCGAACACGCTCGGGACGAATTTCAAAGCCACCCACCCGCTATGAGCCAGTGGAGCAGGTGGAGGATGACTATGCCCCGGAGGACTATGACGAGGACGAGTCCGAGGTGAGTTCGGTCGTCTCTTATTCGGAAGAGGAGCTTGATGAGGATGAGGACGACGACAGCAGTCTAGATGATTTCATCGAAGATGATGAAGACGAATCAGATAAAAGCGAGGACGAATTAGAGACTAGTAAGAATGGACGTCGGGTCACAGCCACCCCCATTCCTGTCAAGAAGCGAGGAGTACCCGCAGCCGCAGGAGCTCGACGACCGCGAGGACAGTCAGCCTCACCGCGTCAGTCACACGCCTTTCCCACAGATGCTCTACCCCCCGCAGCTTCAGCCTAGACAGGACCTCATGTCAAGCATCCAGTGGCACTGGATTCTCCTCGGCATCGTAATTGGCGCCTTGCTCATGAATATGCGACCGGTCATCATCAAGGGCTCACCTTGAGCGATGTTCCTTGCAGTGTAACCCATATCGGACTTGAATTTAAACCCAAAATGAATCCACCCCCGCTTATTGAGCGTGGTACCTTTGCGCTCGAGCCCTCCCAAATGGAGACTTGGCGTGACACGACCATCAGGTCACTCAACCTCTGGAGAAAGAATAAAGAAGCATTCGCTCTCCAGCTGTACTGGACGCTATTCAGGTTCGATGCGTTGCTGTCAACGTTCAAGCCTGACCGGCGTGATGAAATTTTCAAAAAGTTTGAGGATGCGCTCGAGGCTGATGACGCCTCGGCTGCTGTCCATATAGTCCTGGAGGAGTTCCCTTTCGAGAGGCCCCTGTGAGTCGGACCCTTCGGGTCCATTTTAGGTCACCATGTACATAGGCAGGCCGCCCATGGGTTCAGCGGGTACAAAAGTGCCCGTGCGTCCCTCTTTATTTTTGAAGACATCCTCTTGGAGGATACCCACCATTGGGTTTTCGCGGCGCTGGGAGTCCTGTTCGGCGAAAAACTGGGCGTCATAGACACCCGCCTCTGACGTCATATTCTCGCGCCGGCTCATTGCTTTCCAGACGAGATAGAGGACTATAGCGACGGCAAGCCAGCGTAGCATTTATAGTTGTGCAATATTTTAAGCAACCGTGTTTACTGTCACCTCCGTGTCTGACGTCGGCGTCTCCTTCTTGCGGCGCTCAATCTCCAGCTGCACCTCCGCGTCCGCCATCTTGACCAGCAGCTCGATGGGCTTGTCCGGGAACTCCTTCTGGAGCTTCTCCAGAACCTCGGCAGGGTGGGGGATGGGTGGCACGTCCGGCTTGGTGTAGTACTTGGAATTCTCATCAGCCGCGTCGATGAATGGCATGGATGGGTCGGCGCCCGGCTTGGCCATCATGTCGCGCTTGCGCTTCTCAAAGTGAGCCGCAGCCTCCGCTGAGTTCTGGCGGTACTTGGTCATAATCTCCTCGAGCTTCTCGTTGGTGTAGTGCACGTCCTCGATGGCATCCGCCTTGGGTGGAATCAGCAGCCACTTGTACATGTCAACCACGTAGATGTCGAACGTGCTGTCCTCCTTCTGCAGACGCTTGCAGTGCGCAGCAGCCGCCTCGCGGTCCGGGAAGCAGCCGCGAATCTTCATGCCCAGCAGCTCATTCTTCTGGGGCTGCTCGGGGCCAACGAATGAGATGCAGGCGTACAGCTGGCCTGGAACTGTCGTGTAATCGCAAGTCAGGGTGTCAACGGTGGAAGCCATTTAAACATTACTGTTAATATTCTTTTAAGTAAATAACGCATGGAACAAACAAAAATTCGTTTTCCTGTTGAAAAGAAGGTGATGCCTTCGGAGGAGCTGCGCAAGCGGCACAACTCATTCAAGCGGGAGCTTATTCAGCAGTGCGTCAAGCCGAGCGACTTCGTCTTGGACTGTGGGTGCGGCCGTGGGGGCGACCTCCAGAAGTGGCCCACTCGCAAGCTGGTCTGTCTCGACCCAGATGTCGCGTCTGTTGCGGAAGCTCGGGAACGGGCCAAGTCGATGCGTCTGAACCCTGTTTTTCAGGTGGGCGATATACTCTCCGTAACGGGAGGGCCGTTTGACGTCATCTGCTACAACTTCTCGCTTCATTACATTGCGGCCAGCCCAGAGCTCTTTGAAGAAAGCATTCAGGCTATTGTCAAAAACCTCAAGCCGGGTGGCAGGCTCATCGGCATCGTTCCCGACCCCGACCGGCTCCCCTGTGAGTACTTCCGGGACCGGCTCGGCAACACAGCCGTACGAGACGGGGAGCTCCTCCGAGTCCGACTCATCGACGGCCCCTTCTACAGTGGGACTGAGCGCGTCGAGCCCATCCTTCATCCTGAAAAACTCAAAGAAAATTTAAAAATGAAATGTGTCATGTGGGAGCCTATGGTCCCTGAACCGACTGGTCTCATCTCGGATATTTATTCAAAATTTATTTTTGTAAAGTAATAGTAGATGTTGGCCTTGGTACTGGCGGCCATACTTGTGTACATATTGGTGACACACAGGCAGCCGCCGCTCCTGGTCGCACTTAAAGAAAAGTACAGTGCGTTGCTGGTCTATCTTAACAGTGGGGCGAATACTGACCCGCGCTGGGACAAGCTGAAGCGTCGGACCATCGTGACGGGGCTGGTCGACCACGACAAGTCGAAGGGTCCTATAGGCTATAACGTGAACAAGGGGTATGAAATCTGTATCTGTCTGGCAGGGGACGATATAAACTCCGCGTTCTATGTTCTGTTGCACGAGCTCGCGCACATGACAGTGAGCGAGTACGACCACTCTACAAAATTTTGGTCAAATTTTAAGGACCTGAAGGCTCTGTGCAACTCACTTGGCATCTACGACAACTCCAGCGGTTCCAGCAAGTACTGCGGGGACTCGGTCGTTCGGTCGTAGGTTGCGCCAAATTAGCCACAGCAACACGACTGCCAGTACCATCATCACTGGGTTGAATGTCGACCAGCCATATCCCAGCATAAAGAGCGCCACCATAAACACTGCCAGGTTGAAATTCATTTTATAATATTGTTTTAAAATATATGTACGGATACGACTCAGCAGTGACAAGACAGCTTGAGGCTTATAGACGGCAAAAGCTTCAGAATATTGCCAACATCATGCAGCTGAACAATAACTTACAGAAACTACTTAAGGAATATCAAAATGCATACAGAAATCACCGGCTTACTATATCGAACCCTAGAAAAACAAAACAAAATCGTAATAATGCTACTGCCCGTCGTGAGGCTGCTAAAAAGGCGGTCATAAATCGTGCTCACGGTAATAGCAGGTACAATCAACTATTAGAAAAACATAGCAATTCAACAAATAATCTTATTATTGCTTACGAAATCGTCAAGTCCAGACCGCCGGTGCCGGTCTATGTTCAGCAGCCGGGTGGTAACAATGCAGTCGCATTCAGGACTGTATGAGGGCACGCTTGGCAAAGTAGAAGAGCAGTGCGACCACGGCAGCCATGATGGCCATACCGGTCGCTGACAGGTCGTCGGTGCCCTCCTTAATCATGCTCGGAATCATATCGATGAGTTTCTCCTGGACTGGCTTGGAGAAGGCAGCCAGACCACACAGGCCTGCGATGACAGCCGTGTACTGCTCGTCGGTCATACCCATGGGGTTGTTGGACTTGCGGGAGCCGCCCTCGTTGCGTGGTGCGCGCTTGGCCTGCATGGGCAGAGAGGCCGGGCCCATCATCTCGTCTTGTATCATCTGACCGGGGCCTGGTGCGACGAGCTCGTCAATAGGAGTTGAGAAATCAGCCATTCCTTTAGATTCGTCAACTTTATTTTCTTCTATTTGTGGCGGAGATGGCATGATGAGACCTTCTGGAATTTTCGCGTTAGGGTCAGGTTTGCTCTGGGACATTCCATCGACTGTCGGGCTGTAGTTGATGGATGTCATCGAGGACGACTCGTTGAAACTCATAGTCTCCATTGTTTTTTATAAATAAATTTTGGAGTGTGTGTTCACGCGCCCTGTTTCTTGACAACGACAGCCGGCCCCTGGCTCTTTTTCCGGACGAGCGACTTGTCGAGGGGTCCGCCGCTGGCGTGGCGTGGGTTGTAGTTGTGTGCGTGGTAGTCCCAGAGGCGCTGGCTGCCTATCCTGAAGTTTCGGCGGATGGGCGCCTTGTACCAGTAGACACAGTCCTCAATCTTGTTGCTGGTCTTGGTGTTGTCAAGGACGAGGCACTCGTAATTTTCAGTGCAGCTGTCCATGACGGTACAGAACATGTCGTATGTGGGAAAAATTCCGAAAAAACATCTGTAAAGATTTTCTCTGTTCTGCTTGACATTCTCGCGCAGCACAAAGACGTAGTCGACGTTGGTTCGAATCATGGGGGTCATGTCCATGACGTACTGGCAGGTCATCATGAAGAAGAGTTTCCAGTGGCGGCCATTCATGAAGCACTGCCTGATGCACTCGTCGCGCATGAAGGACTTGTCGTACATACAGTCGTCCAGGAGCAGGAAGGCGGACTGTCCTCTGCCGGCGCCGACGAGCTTTCTCTGGCGCTCGAGCACCTTTTCGACGGCGCCTTTGTTGTAGTCGCCATAGATGAAAAGGTCCGGGACGAAGCTCCTGTAGTGGTGGTTGCCGTCCTCTGTGCCTGACATCACTATACCGGCTGGGATGTGCCGCTTGTGATACAGGATGTCAGTGACAAGAGTCGACTTGCCTGTGCGGCGCTTGCCCACGAAGATGCAGACAGAGTCGTCGGCCATGGTGGCCGGGTCGAACTTTTTGAGTTGCAAATTCATTCCTGCTAGTCCAAATTAATTTTTTAAACGATTTGTAACACATATTCAGCTTCTGTTTGATACGTATCTAGATTAGGCGGTGCAGAAGGTTGGCCATTATAAGCCTCTGCGACTAGGATAGAGTATTTATAACCTGCTGGTAAAGTTACAGGTACTGTATATCCGAGTGTAAATTCGTAAGAAGTTGCAGCTGGTGAAAACCCATTATCTGATGCTATTGCTGTCCAACTACCATTGAATAAATAAATAGTCCTGAAAATATAATTAGAGCTGGAGCCATATTGTACCATGTTAAGTATGAAAGAAAGTACTTGACCCTGTGAAGCTGTAATAATAAGACTTGGATATTGCGCAACTGACGGACCACCAAGCGCTCTAGTACCTCTATTATCAAAAGCTATAGTCGAAGTTGTCGTATTAGTTGCCTTTACACCAGTGAGCATAAAATAGAGAGAATTACCGCCTGCAGGGACTGCGGCAATTTGCCACGTGTTAACAGATGACAATGTAAATGTCTGAGGGGTCGAGTATATTCCGTACGTAGCAGTTACTGTTACACTCTGAGCTGAAAATGTAGTGTTCTGTGCAGCTGTTATAGTTATATTTGTGTTAGTATTCACATTACTAACACCCGCTATAGTAGGAGAAATAGACCATATGGGTGTAACATTATTAGGGTTTGTGAGTGTCAAGACTACACGAGCTGTTGAACTTGTTGGATAATATGTGTTTAGTACAGTAGTACCGGGGTTTGATAGTACAAATGATGGGTTGGTAGTAGCCGATAGAGTAAATGTCTGAGGGGTAGAATATATCCCAAATGCGGCAGTTACTGTTACACTCTGAGATGAAATTATGGCATTCTGTGCTACTGTTAAAGTCATACCTGTGTTAGTATTCACATTACTAACCTCCGCTATAGTAGGAGAAATAGACCATATGGGTGTAACGTTATTAGGGTTTGTGAGTGTCAAGACTATATTTTGGGGACTTGTGCCCGTAAATTTATTTTGAGTACCCGGGTTTGATAGTACAAATGATGGGTTGGTAGTAGCCGATAGAGTAAATGTCTGAGGGTATGAGTATGTCGAAAATGCGGCAGTTACCAGTACACTCTGAGACGAAATTATGGCATTCTGTGCTATTGTTAAAGTCATACCTGTGTTAGTATTCACATTACTAACACCCGCTATAGTAGGAGAAATAGACCATATGGGTGTAAGATTAAAAGGATTTGTGAGTGTCAAGACTACGGTTTGGGGACTTGTGCCCGTAAATTTATTTTGAGTACCCGGGTTTGATAGTACAAATTGTGGGTCGTTATAAATAAGAAGAGTAAATGTGAAGTTGTATGAATATATACCGCATGTAGCCGTTATTGTTACACTCTGGGAAGGAAACTGTGCTCCTGTTGCGGCTGACAATGTTATTCCATTATTACTAGGGAACCACGTAACACCTGATATAGTTGGATAAACCCATGCAAGGTCATTGCCAGAAGTATTAATTATTGATAAAAACGCAGAATTTGGAGAAAAAATACTTACAGACGTAGGATTAGACGGATTAAAATATATTACGCCTTCTCTGTAATTAGTATAACTCCCCGATGACATAAATGGTACTGGAAACATAACATGTAAAAGACCATCTTTTATTTTTAGTACATTATAGTTTGATGTGTACATGTGTAATAATTTAAAATTTGGAGTTGGTCTAAGTACAAAATCTATTTGCTGACGGACACCACTTAGATTTACACTTCCAGTAGGTTTATCGTTTTCAGGGTCTAGTGAAAAAGAATACATATAAAAGTATCTATCAGGGCATCTAGTATGATTTTCTAGAGTTTGAAGACCTCTCATAAAAAGAGGAGTGCCCATATCATACGTAATAACTTCTGTATTGTTGAGCGACAGACGCATCGACAGAAGCTGGTCAGTCCACTGATAGGGTAAATCGGTCGGATACTGTATAACAAAAAATAATTCTTTTGTTGGATTCAAAAAATCTGTATAAACTGTACAGTTACTAGCTGGCAAGACGGTATCGAATCTCTGTGACTGTTCGAAGAGATATGTCAGCTCATTTTTTATAAAATAATTTCTTTCTAATTCTGGTAAGAAGACATAGTTGACAAAGAGGGTGGCGTCAAAAGGTGGGTTGACGTTAGTTGCGGTCGGGCAGCCTTCGTAAAAATTTCTGAGAGATATTCTGACTCGGGCATTTTCTTTAAGAGAGCACACGGGCAATCCCTTTTTGAACATGTCGAAATAAAGCCTTACGTCATATACCGCCAGGTTACTGGTAAGATACTTGCCGGTCAGGTTGGACAGGGCCCCCTGCTTTGTTTGCGGGACCGTGATATCAGCTGTCATTTCCAAAAATTCTCCATAAATTCTTTCTATTATTTGGTTCCCATACTCGAGCTGTACCCAGTTGAGCATGTACGTCCCGAAGCTATCGCAGACTGCGGACGGCTGGCCCTGTGGATACGTAAATTCGAGGTAGGCCCATGTGACTAGGTCTCCCTCTTGGTAGATGTCAACCGTAAACTCTTCCCCAAAGTTTACGGCCGTCTCGAGTTGTAGAGGAATTACCTGACTACTGCATTGAGAGCTTTTTGCAAATCTCTGAATAAAGTAAGATGTTTCAGGTTTACCTTGTATAACCTTATCCGATGTCCCCAATAAAGTTACCAGGTCCATCCTATAAAGTTTACTTAGAATATTGTTGAGTGTCAAACACAACAGACGATACACCGTCTTTTACATGAAAAATATTAAAACTATGTGCGTACAAATTAATATTAGAACTCTGCTCGACGGTCAGGGCTAATACTTTGTAACTTATTCGTGAAAAATTTACAGAAGGTGAAAACTTGTACATGGAAGACGTCGCATCGTAAGGCATGGTTACTGCATATTCGTAAGGCTGAATTGTTTTAAAAAAATTATTTTTTAAGTTTACAAGGTCTTGCTGGTTAAACGAAATGACTATTGCCGAAATATTTGATGTAGAATTTATGTATATTTCACTTATCGGTCCTAAGAATGGTAAATTTAAGTAAGATGTCCCTGAGGGTATTGTCGTGTTTAATGTCTGAATTTGTTTATAAGTTATAGATTGTGGAACATTTGTAAGGAAAGTCATTTCATCTTTTCCTATATAAGAATATTCTAATACAAGACTTGAATAAGTTATTTTATCAACAGTAGGTGCCGGAAGAGGGTCGAAACGTGTAACACTGGGCATTTTTACATTAGATGGATAATACCCGCCAAATGGGTCAAAAGCTGACTTTGCGGTAACTAAATAATAGTACCGAGGAGATGTAATAAACATATAAGGGGCTGAAAATGAAAAATATACGCCATTTTTTATTTCAATCAGGTCACTTGTCAATAACTTGTCATCAAACCCAAGCCCCTGTGCTGTAGACATAAGATAAGTACCGTTTGATGTAAATTTTGTATAAAGATTGATTGAACCACCTCTTGCTTCTCCAGGAGAATCGGGTGTAGTAAAAGTCGCCACGGCTGAACCACCCGGTGAAAGTATATTCATGGTAACCGATGAATAAGCTACGTAACAATAAATATTATCAGAATTGTCTACGGCTAGACCTAAAGGTATCTCGTCAAGTTCACCTTTAAATTGGACACCCCATAAAAATACCCCGTTAGATGTAAATTTCAGCAAAAATGAGTCTTTATAAATAATACCCTTAAAAGTTTGTGTGTTGAACGTTTTTACTACATTACCTGTAGAATCTGTTACGGTTACAACGGATGAGTCACTTGCGACGAGAATAATAATATTACCACCCGAATCAGTCTTTATCATCGGTTGACCTACACTACCGTCAACACCTCCGACCGTTACTGTCCACGAAACAGCGAGTGCGCTGGTCAATTTATATAAATAACAGGCTGTATAGACGGTATACTGTGGTAAATATGGCGCAACATAAGTCGTTGCAGTGCCCGCGCCCGCATATATATTCCCTGAAGAGTCCACGACTATGTCTCCCGATGAAAGTTGTTTTCCAAATCCAGTCGGCCCCAATGTTACCCTGTTTATTTTTACTCCAGTTGCAGAGACGAGTGTTTCCAGATACCCGTTTGTTACACCACTTGATATAACGCTACTTTCTGTTACATATACGGTACCACTATTTTCTAGAACAGCCCATCCATATTCTTGGGTATTTTGCGCCGACAGACCTGTCATGCTGCCGATAACAGTACCCCACTGGATAGCACCCGCAGTGTCTGATTTTAAAAGATATATGATATTACTATTATTAGAGACAGTGGCGGTAGCAAATGTGGTACCGGCCGCATTATAAATAGTACGTGTACCACCACCAACAAACATGTTAGACAGAAGATAAGGATTATTCGAAGAATCAAACGTTACATCAAACCCATTCATGCTTGTGCCAGACAAATTCCACGTGCATATACCGCTCGAACTCAACTTAATAAGAATAGGCAGACCTGCCCCTGAAGGAGTATATACTGAATTATCTGAATTAATAACAGTGCCGCTATTTAGCGTAGCAAGATATATATTACCTAAAGAATCAATTTTTACACGCAAAAAATTTATACCTGAGCTGTACACGACCCATTGTACTAGGCCACTTGAATTATATTTAACTAAATAGTATCTGCCCGAATACGTTCCACCGTACTGAGTACCATTCGTGTTATATATTTTTAAAGAATTTGTAGGAGAATAAAACAGTACAAAGTAATTTCCTAACGAATCGCATGTTAAACGATTGTTCGCGTTCCCTACATCTTGTGAATTTCCTGTACCGGTTACTTTATAAGTACCTGTTATGACTTGTGTAGTATTATAAGGATTATTTCTATATGCCCAGTGTTTTGATATCCAAGAGTAAGCGCTTGTCGATGTAAAAGACTGAGTGGTATCATATCTCAATAGAACAGGGGACGTGTACTCAGTATACCCGCACCAGTACATATATTGGCCGTCGAATCCAGATGAGCTCGCCGATGTCAAATCATTTTCGAGAAAAACCATTTTAGAATAATTAGGAATGGTCGAAATGTCCATTGTTTGCCAGCTGGTTGTAGTTCCGATTAACAGGCGTGAAATATAGTGTGAATTATATGAAGTATAGATGTATTTCCCATCAGTGTTCCATGGGTTGCTTAGACTAAGAGGGCTTCCTAAGGAACTGATGAGTACTGCTTTTGAATATAAACTAGGAGTTGAAGTTAAAAAATAAAAAGTGTCTATAATCCATAAATATCCATTAGGGCACTGAATATAAAAATATCTACCGTCGCTTTCAATTTTCTGGAACGCCCCCCATGATAGAGGATAGCCATAAAGTGAATACCCTGTATATTGTCTAGTATAGGCAGAATATGACGTTGTATTATTAAAATTTCCAAATGTATCGTACCGTACTACCTGTGCGTTTAATAACGACGTACCTATAACACCTGTGGAACCATTCGATAATTGAATAAGTACATAACTATTCGGTGGTTGAGTAAGTACTTGCGCAATATTCGTAACAAGACCTGGGTAGCCACTATTCAAAGCGTTTACTAATTCTAGACCCACCCCCGAACTACCACTAACTGCCCCAGTATAATTCAGTAAATAACCTATAAGTTGCCTACTACCGCTATACCATTGAGTCCCTTGGAACCATATCCCAGATATTGGCAAATAATATGTCACGGTAGAAAGTAATACATATACATATCTAGAATCAGTCAATATTGTACCGGCGTTTGGATATCCAAGGCTTCCATTTGGAACAAGAGAACCAATTGACGCCTGTGGGTAAACCAGCACGGACGAAACAACAGAAGTATTTAAATTATTACTTAAATCACCTATAGAAATTCTCTGTAGATAATTACCTGATAATTTATAAGCATATCCATTTGAAAAATTGTAATCATCTGTTGTAAACCCTGGATTATTAACATAATAATTAAAAGACGAACCTGTAAAAGTACTATTTATATTATATTTTGACATGTATCCAGTTGCGCTATAACTCCCGATTAAGTTGTGAGATATAAATAAAGTATCTTTATATATTTTAGGGTTGTAACAACTCAAGTCTGGCACGTTGTAGGTTGTGCTCAAATTTACTAAATTATAACTCGTCGAGTCATTAATATTTCCAGTTGACGAAAAAGCATATGGTATATAATTTTTAATATTTCCAAAATCAACTTCTACGATAATATCGTTTCTTTTAAGGGCGCACGCTGGTATATTATCTAAATCAAAAGGTAATTTAATAAAAGAAGTTGTGGATTTATATTTTATACTATTGTCATTCTTACTTTCTAATATAGTTCTGGCTGCCTGGTTTTCATACGATGTATCATAGTTATTTTTCAATACTATATAGTCTCCCGTAATTCTGTTTATTATCTGTCCGCCAATAAACAGTCTTGCTTCTTTTATGAGCGATGTAGCCCATCCTGGTGAATAATTGAACCCTTCGTTGGGCGAGCGTGGCGACAGCCCTGGTACCCACCCCGCCTGCAACACGTCGAGTTGAGAAGTTAAAGTCCCTGAAGTAAGGTTATAGATATATTTCGACTGAATAAATGAAGAAGGGTTATTTATATCAAACCCACAAAAAGAAGCTGAATACTCGTCTAAAAAATAAATGGACGAATATGTTCCAGATGTATCTGTATAAATAAATTTTTTAGAAGTGACATCGTAGGTCATCTGTATAGTACTCGATGACCCTGCCCAGGAACCTATGTTATATGTTGAATAATATGTTGGCACCAACCCTATGACTATAACAGGAATGTCTCCCGGGAGTCCGTATATTATACGATTTGAAGAAGGAAATTGTGGATAACAATAATAGTTAGATGATAACGACGTAAATAATTCAGGGACAACAAGTTTAAGCGTTATATTCGTTAATATATCACCTCTAGAGTTAATCTTTGCTGATACAGTTACATTAGATGTTGGTAGAGTGTCGAAAGCATATTCGATAGTTTGGGTCAAAAAGGGTGTGTGGCGTTTGTATCGGCTTGAAAAGTACGTCATGCTTGGTTTCCCTGTGATGTAGGTGTCTTGCTGTCCTCGTGCAGCAAGCTGCACTGACATCCTTATACTTACTCACGATATTAGTGTAGCCTTGCCCCCCGCAATCTGCAGAACAGCATAGCCGTAGTAGTACAGGCTAATCTCGTAGTTTGCCTGAATGTTTGGCGAATAAGATGGAATAAACGTCATCACAATTTTACTCGTCTGGCTATTAATATTTTTAAAATTAAGATATCCACCCTGATTGTACTCTTTGGGTGACTTGCCAAAACAGTATGTGTACAGACTTTTCGACGGAATACTGAGCCCGTGCTCCATCGGCTGCTTTAACTGGTAGAACGGCCCGGTAGCAAATGTGCCCATGATGTTTCTGCCGTTCAAATAAATATCAGACGACTCTAGAACATCTATATAATTACTTGTAGTACCATCAAAAAGAGACATAGGCGTCGCCGCTTTTAAGTAGGTCGATGTATACCCAAAAGAATATCTTACATTGTAGTTAGAATTTGGCTTATTATATTCCTTATTTCTAACAAACCATACCATCATAGTGACGGGGAAATCAGCCGTAAAGTAGTGCGTCGGTTGGCCGTTCTGGTAGTTTGTCACTGCGTCATTCTTTGTTATATTTATAACAGACCTGAAAGGTGTTGTTTGGTAGTACAGGCGCTCCTCTTTCGTCAGCATTATTTCCTCGGTGATGAGTCTAGGGTTTATAAACTCTATAGGGGTGGTGTAGCCGGTGAACCATGTCTGTGGTCTGAAAAAGAATTTTATAGAAATTCTTTGATTGAGCACGGCACACAGAGGCAGTGGGGGTGTCTCCAGTCTCTGCCGAGCTTTGAGTCCGTGACTATGACGCCTACAAAAAAACAGTTCCAATGGGACCATCACCTCGAATGCAGACGTGGCATTTACCGTGCTCCCGGGAACCTGTCCGTTGTTTATACACTTATAAATGGCTAGCTTTTCGTCTGCGTCAAGCAGCAGTTGGTCTCGAATGATGTACCAGTCGTCCGTAATCTTTTCGACAACTTGGTCGCCTATCCTGAACTCAATGTGCTCGATAATAGCCCGGCCTATAAACTCTGTGTATGCGTACCCTGTCGGCAGTGCCGGCATGGTCAGTGCCAGGTATGCATTTGTCATGAGGTCACCGGACTGTTTAGGGTTCAGAATCACCTCGACAGTCTGACCGATAAACTTTGTACCCGGGAGTTTAGTCACGCGATGAAACTGTGAAAAGTGTGAATGCTGCCTTGTGAAAGGCCTGAACTCTGAATCTTTTTTAAAGAGATATTCATCAGTCTTGCTGGTAGCATTGAGTGCTATAACTGCTGCCGACTGTGCCATACTATTTTTTAAGAAATTAATGCAAACGTTATTTACGTAATCTTACGGATTGTGGAATTGATTTTATCTGCAACATAAAGTGCCGATGTTGATGCGTTATACGCAACACTAGATGGATAATTAAACCGAGCAGCCGACCCAGTTCCATCGGACGAACCGCCCGAATTGGCCGACCCGGCGAGTGTTGTGACAACCCCGGTCGAAGAAATAACCTTACGTATTGTCTGACCGCTTGAATCGGTAACATAAATGTTCCCGCCCGTATCACACGTTATGCCTACAGGATTATTAAAATAAGCACCCGAACCAGTTCCGTCACCCTCGGCCTGAATTCCAGCCGCCCCGGCGAGTGTTGTGACGACCGCGGTCGAAGCAACAATTTTACGGATTGTAAAGTTGGATGTATCCGCAACAAAAACGTTCCCGCCCGTGTCACATGCAACACCATAAGGATTATAAAACCGAGCAGCCGACCCAGTTCCATTGCCCGCGCCAATTAACCCGGCCGTCCCGGCGAGTGTTGTGACGACCCCTGTAGAAGCAACAATCTTACGGATTGTAGAGTTGTTTGTATCGGCAACATAAATGTTCCCTGAAGTGTCACAGACAACACCCTGTGGACCACTAAACCGAGCAGCCGAGCCAGTTGCGTCAGTCGAACCAGTTGACCCGGCCAACCCGGCGAGTGTTGTGACAACCCCTGTAGAAGCAACAATTTTACGGATAGTAGAGTTGGTCGAGTCGGCAACATAAATGTTCCCGGACGTGTCACATGCAACGCCTATAGGATTATTAAACAGAGCAGCCGACCCAGTTCCGTCAGTCGAACCAGGTGACCCGGCCGTCCCGGCGAGTGTTGTGACAACCCCTGTAGAAACAACAATCTTACGGATTGTGCAATTGTTTGTATCGGCAACATAAATGTTCCCGCCCGAATCTGATGCAACACCAGAAGGATAAGTAAACCGAGCAGCTGTTCCAGTTGCGTCAGTCGAGCCATATGACCCTGCCAACCCTGCGAAAGTTGTGACAGCCCCTGTTAGTACTAGAGTATTATCAGCCGTTAATGAGAATGACTGTGGGTAGCTAAACGTGCTATAGCTTGCCGTGACTGTTATAGTCTGGGTCGTCACGGCGGTTCCTTGTGCGACCGTAAGTGTTATTCCGGTCGTGGAAGTGGCCCAGCTGACACCGGTTATTGTTGGGTACGACCAGGTGGGTGTGAGGCTGTAAGGATTCGTCAAAGTGAGTGTGACTGGTCGTGGAGCTGCATAAGTATTAAGAGTGGTCGTGCCGGGGTTCGAAAGGACAAACCTGGGCGTATTATCAGCCGTTAATGAGAATGACTGAGGGTAGCTAAACGTGCTGTAGCTTGCCGTGACTGTTATAGTCTGGGTCGTCACAGCGGTTCCTTGTGCGACCGTAAGTGTTATTCCGGTCGTGAAAGTGGCCCAGCTGACACCGGTTATTGTTGGGTACGACCAGGTGGGTGTGAGGCTGTAAGGATTCGTCAAAGTGAGTGAGAGTGGTTGTTGAAATTGTAAAGTATAAAGAGTGGTCGTGCCGGGGTTCGAAAGGACAAACCTGGGCGTATTATCAGCCGTTAATGAGAATGACTGAGGGTAGCTAAACGTGCTGTAGCTTGCCGTGACTGTTACAGTCTGGGTTGTCACGGCGGTTCCCTGTGCTACCGTAAGTGTTATTCCGGTCAGGGAAGTTACCCAGCTGACACCGGCAATTGTTGGGTACGACCAGGTGGGTGTGAGGCTGTAAGGATTCGTCAAAGTGAGCGCGAGTGGTTGTGGAGCTGCTAAAGTATAAAGAGTGGTCGTTCCGGGGTTCGAAAGGACAAAGTTGGGCGTATTGTCGACAGTCAATGAGAATGTCTGTGGATAGGAAAACCCAGCGTAGCTTGCAGTGACTGTTACACCCCGGGTCGTCACAGCGGTTCCTTGTGCGGCCGTAAGTGTTATTCCGGTCGTGGAAGTGGCCCAGCTGACACCGGCAATTGTTGGGTACGTCCAGGTGGGTGTGACGCTGTAAGGATTTGTCAAAGTGAGTGAGAGTGTTTGTAGAGATGTTATAGTTGCAAGAGTAGTCGTGCCAGGGTTCGAAAGGACAAACCGAGGCGTATTATCAGCCGTTAATGAGAATGTCAAAGGGGAGGAAAACCCCGCGTAGCTTGCAGTGACTGTTATATTCCTGGTCGTCACGGCGGTTCCTTGTGCTACCGTAAGTGTGATTCCTGTCGTGGAAGTTGCCCATGTGACACCGGCTATTGTTGGGTACGACCAGGTGGGTACGAAACCGGGTATAGGTCCTGACATTATGATGAATAAACTCAAACTCTGTGCTTGTAACAAAGTATATAATGTAATAGTTCCTGGGTTTGAAAGAAAACCAAAGACTAAAGGCTGGTTGTAAGGCTGTATGTATGTCACAACCTTACGAATTGTGTAATTGGTCGTGTCGCCAACATAAACAGTCCCGCCCGGGTCGCACGCAATAGCATAAGGTGTATTAAACCGAGCAACCGTTCCAGGTCCGTCGGTCGAACCAGTTGACAAAGCAGCCCCAGCGAGTGTTGTAACGACCGCGCTCGAAGCAACAATTTTACGAATTGTAGAGTTGGATGTATCGGCAACATAAATGTTCCCGTACGTGTCACATGCAACACCAGAAGGAGCATAAAACCGAGCAGCTGTCCCAGTTCCGTCGGTCGAGCCAGTTGACAAGGGAAATCCAGCGAGTGTTGTGACGACCGCCGTAGAAGCAACAATCTTACGAATTGTAGAGTTGGATGTATCGGCGACATAAATGTTCCCTGACGTGTCACATGCGATACCCTGAGGAAGATTAAACCGAGCACCGGAGCCAGTTCCGTCGTTCGAGCCAGGTGACAAGGCTGTTCCGGCAAGTGTTGTGACGACCGCGGTCGAAGCAACAATTTTACGGATGGTAGAGTTGTTTGTATCGGCAACATAAATGTTACCGGACGTGTCACATGCAACACCCCAAGGAGCATTAAACCGAGCACCGGAGCCAGTTCCATTGTTCGAGCCAGTTAACCCGGCCGTCCCGGCGAGTGTTGTCACCACCCCTGTAGAAGCAACAATCTTATAGATTACACTGTAGTATGAATCGGCAACATAAATGTTCCCGGACGTGTCACACGCAATACCCCTAGGGTCAGAAAACCTATCAAAGTAAGCAAGTGTTGTAACGACCCCAGTAGAACCAACAATCTTACGGACAGCCCTACTAAAAGGGAATGCAAAAGTGGTCGTACCGGTAACATAAATGTTCCCGGACGCGTCGCATGCAGCACCATAAGTACTAACAAACCGAGCAGCCGAACCAGTTCCGTCAGCCGATGGACCATACCCGCCTGACCCGGCCGTCCCGGCGAGTGTTGTGACAATTCCTAGAAGTTGTTCACTAATAATAGTTTCTGGCTTTGAAAATCCAGATGTAATAAATGGCACCGGGAACAGAACGCCTAGTAGACCATCTTGAATCTTCATTACGTTATATGTCTTGGTATGTATATGTACTACGTTCGGGTAGCGGCTTGGTAATAGCACAAAGTCAAACTGCTGTTTGAGTCCATTTAGGTTTACTGAACCAGTTGAATTATCGTTTTCTGGGTCGATAGCAAAGGGGTACATGTAAAAATTTCGGTCGGGTGCTCTCGTGTGATTCTCGAGCGGCTGAAGACATCTCATAAAAAGGGATGTACCAAGGTCGTAAGGAATGATTTCGACCCCATTGAGCACGAATCGCATGTATCTAAGTACGTCAGTCCACTGGTACGGTAGCCCTATACTACTCTGTATAACAATAAACAACTCTTTGGTACAGTTCTGAAAGTCTGTCCAGACTGTACAGTTACTGTTTCCAAGAGTCGTATCGAACCGCTGAGTCTGTTCGAACAGATATGTCAAAGAATTTTTTATAAAATAATTTCTTTCTGGCTCGGGTAGGAACACATAGTTGACAAATAGCTGAGCACTGAAAGGTGGGTTTGTGTTGGTGGCTGTAGGACAGCCTTCATTGAAATTTCTTAGAGAAAAACGGATGCGTGGGTTTTCCTTGAGCGCGCAGATAGGCATGTACTTTTTAAACAGGTCGAAAGAGAGTCTGACGTCATAGACAGCAAGGTTGCTCGTAAGATATTTACCGACGAGGTTGGACAGAGCACCTTGTTTGCCCTGTGGCACAGTCAGGTCATTCATCAGTTCCAAAAATTCTCCATCAATTCTTTCTAGAATTTGGTCGCCATACTCGAGCTGGACCCAATTGAACATGTATGTCCCGAAGCTGTCGCATACGGACGGTGGCTGTCCGGACGGGTACTTGAACTCGAGGTAAGCTCCTGAGACCAAGTCTGCTTCCTGATAAATTTCAATAGTGAACTCTTCTCCAAAGTTGATGGCGGTATCAAGCGGTATAGAAATAATCTGATTACTAAATTGAGAGCTTTTTGCATATCTCTGAATAAAGTAAGAGGTTTCGGGTCGACCCGAAATGATTTTTTCCGAAGTCCCTAGCGACTCCGCTAGATTCATACTAAATATTGCACAGAATTAAACAAGAGACTGCCGACGCCGTCCCTGATACCAAGCACGTTAACTGTCTTGGCGTATATCCAGAGGCCGACAGTCCCGCCCTGTGTCACAGTGAGGACTTTACTGGCTATGCGAGACATGTTGACTGGCTTTCCGAAGTTGTACGTGTACGAGTTGTACCCTGGCATAGTGACGGCCGTCTCGAATGGCTGGATTACGCTGAGGTACTTGTTCGAAAAGCTGAACAAGTCTTCGCCATTGAATGTCAGTTTCGTAGATGAAATATTAGAAAAAGTATTTGAATAAAAGTATAATTCTTTGACGGGGCCTAAAAAGGGGAGCGTGATGTATGAAGTACCCGGGGTGAGCGGTACAAACATTGACTGCATGTTGTCATACGGAATTGTTTGTAAACTATTTTTGAAATAGTCTCTTTCCTGCTGCCCTAGGTGCGTATATTCAACCAGTACACTCGAGGTGACAGTGGTCGTCACAGCAGCTAATGGGTCGATTCTGATAAGTAATGGGTAATTTCCTGACACACCCAAAACCCACGACTGTAAATAAATATACCGACCCCCTTGAATAATATCCCAAGTACTTGCTGGTCCACTAAACGGTTCTGAAATCCACATAAAAGAGCTTAGAGTCGTAAATGGCTTTGTCGTGTCGTACAGTAAAATATTAGGACGTACAGTCGTAGAGGTACCTATATAATATATATATCGACCGTCATAGACTCTAGGCAGTATACCAACTTCATTGCCTGTATTACCAGTAATATTCCCCCACTGTATATATTCCCACGTTGAAGCAGATGTTATATCTCCATTTAGTTTGACACGTGCTAAATATGGCGGATTGTTTGTTCCGTTAAAATATAAATATTTATCATCATACGCAGGGGGCCCTGTTATTGAAACTGAAACGGGAAGTAAATCAGTCACATTGACTGTCGTATATCCCCCCAACAGCTCTGGTGTCAAAAAATTTAAACTATCAATTCTTATTAAATATAATTTAGAGTTTCTCATTTTCATGGCTGAAAACAAATAGCGCCCTTGGGAAAATAATCTAAAATATCCAGAAGACCCGTCATAGTAAGGCATGGGAATTGTTGGATTAAGAGCATTATAGTCATTATAAAATTCATAAGAAGTTGCTAAATTTATATCTTTTGTAGTATCGTACCTAATACACACGAAATTCATAACTGAATACTGGTCAAAGGAGTCCGGTGGCGAACCCAATGAAAATGTTAAAGTAAATGTGGCGTCACACATATCTACACCGGCGGTCTGAGTTACGAGAGATGCGACGGGTGTTGTTCTAAAATAAACAGTGGTACTTGCAGGAACTATTGCTAACGAAGTACGGTTCATACCATAAATAGTAATTGCGTTTCCGTTAATTGCAGTGACAAAGGCGCCATATATCCCCGGTATTTCTACATACTGACCTATAGCAATCCCGGTTGCCGAAGTAACGTTAATAACATTATTGGGAAAATAGGTCGGGTCAAATGATGAAGAAAGTTGTGTTGTCACAGCTATAGGACAAAAGTCCAAATATGAATTTGTTAACATGACTCGGATGCATTCTTGACCAGCTCCACTTGTCAGACTTATAGTTGTTGGGCCATAAAATCTAAAATTACATGTCCATACCTGACCAAGCTGAGTCATGCTATTCATGCCTACACGGGTGCCGGTGAGGCCTATTGAGGGCCATGTAGTTCGCGGAAGCCATAATGTTGATAAAGTGATACCTATATATATATACCTAGCATCGGCCTGTATACATTGAGTTCCGTATTGACCCCCGCTTAGAGTTGGATATGGCCAAAAGGGTACTGAAGCTGTCGTACGTGTATCTATATTTTTAAAATAATCACTGACGGGCATTCTTGTCAAGTACACCGTATTGGTAGTTGAAAAAAGATTTGAATTAGAAATTGTAGACCCGTTAGTGTTATTCTGTAAAAGGTTAAACCCGGGCTGAATATTATATGGCGTCACTGCGCTTGTATATTGGCGCGTGTATGCACTGGGGTCACTTGGTAATTTAATCATGTCATACGTATTCAGATATCCTGACCAGTCTCTCCATGTCAGAACATTCCCGTATGGGGTTGCTCTCGTTCCCATCCCGTATGGTGTTTGATTATATATCACTCTCATGTCCCCGTATGTATAAGCTAAAGGGTCAAAGATGCCTGTACTCAGTACAGGTGATTGTATCAACGAATTAGAATCCGCAAAGTCCACTTCAACAATGACATCGTTGCGTTCAAGAGCGCATAAAGGCAATATGTCCAGACCAAACGGCACCTTAACGAATGATGTTGTCGAGATGTACTTGATACTTGTGTCATTCTCACCGGTGAGTGCAGTGAGCCCCGCTTGATTTTCATATGACACGTCATAATCATTCAGAAGTTTGATATAGTCGCCGGTCACTCGGCTCACTATTTGGCCACCAACCATCAGACGAGTTTCTTTTATAATATCTGTAGCGTAATTGCTATTATAATTGACTCCTTCGCCTGTTTTTCGTGGTGTATATCCCTGAATCCAGCCAGCCTGTGTCAAGTCAAATTGGGACGTTATGAAATCGTTTGTTATAGCAAAACCATTGGTGCTGTATGTAGGATTGGCTATGTCAAAACCCCAAAATGATGCCGACTGCTCGTTCGGGAAGTAAATAGCTACATAACCACTACTAGGTGGCATCGTGAATTCAAATTTATTTGTGGTTGCGTTATAGCTCACCTTAACATAAGGATAAGGAGAAAAAGGTGTTGCCCAAAAGTTTAGGTTAAAAGTAGAATAATAGTACCCGAATTTTCCAGCTTGAAAAGCGAGTGTATTGGCGGATCCGGTTGTTACGTACAGCTGTATATCAACCATATCATCTGGATAAGTTGGATAACAGTACACGTCCGACCGAATAGTGTAAAGTGCTGGAAAAACAATTTTGATTGTCACGTCTGAAAGTATGTCACCGCGTGGTGGAATTGTGCACTGTGATGTTGTGTTTGGTACTGGCCGGCTATCGAATGGATACTCGACGTACTCAGTGACAAACGGCGTACTCTTTTTATATTTTGCTAAAAAATATGTTATCGAAGGCTTCCCTGATATATAGACGTCCTCCTCACCTCGTGCAGCAAGCTGCACTGTCATCCTTATACTTACTTACGATATTAGTGTAGCCTTGCCCCCCGCAATCTGCAGAACAGCATAACCATAGTAGTACAGGTTAATACGGTAGTTTGCCTGAATGTTTGGTGAATAAGCTGGAATAAACGTCATCACAATCTTACTCGTCTGGCTATTAATATTCTTAAAGTTAAGGTAACCGCCCTGATTGTACTCCTTGGGCGACTTGCCAAAACAGTACGTGTACAGACTCTTCGAAGGAATACTGAGCCCGTGGTCCATGGGCTGCTTGAACTGGTAGAACGGCCCGGTAGCAAATGTGCCCATGATGTTGCGGCCATTCAAGTAAATGTCTGTAGACTGCAAGGTGTCTATATACCTGTTTGTAGTACCTTCAAAGAATACGAGTGGGGTTGTGGCCGCTATATACTTGGTCGTATAGCCATAACTATACCGTGAGGCATAATATTTATTAGAAGAAGTGTCGTTGTATACACTGTTACGTACAAACCAGACCAGCGTAGTCACCGGAAAATCAGCTGTAAAGTAGTGCGTCGGTTGGCCGTTCTGGTAGTTTGTGACTGCATCATTTTTTGAAATATTTATCACTTCCCTGAAAGGAGTCGTTTGGTAGTACAGGCGCTCCTCTTTCGTCAGCATAATCTCTTCAGTTACGAGTCTAGGGTTTGTAAATTCGATGGGGTTTGTGTAGTTTGTGAACCATGTCTGTGGTCTGAAAAAGAATTTTATAGAAATTCTTTGATTTAGAAAGGCACATACAGGGAGTGGTGGTGTCTCGAGCCGTTGGCGAGCCTTCAGTCCATGACTATGACGCCGACAGAAGAAGAGCTCTAAAGGGACCATAATATCAAAGGCTGTTGTGGCAGTGACAGGGTTGCCTGGTACCTGTCCGTTGTTCAGACATTTGTACAAGGCGAGCTTCTCGTCTGCGTCCAGGAATAACTGGTCTCGAATGATATACCAGTCGTCCAGAATTCTTTCGACAACCTGTTCGCCTATCCGAAACTCAACAGCCTCTATGATGGCTCTCCCTATAAACTCTGTGTACGAGTATCCTGTCGGGAGGGCCGGCATTGTCAGGGCCAAGTAAACATTAGTCATAAGGTCTCCGAGCTCCTTTGGGGTTAGAATCACCTCGACAGTCTGACCGATAAACTTTGTACCGGGAAGTTTGGTCACGCGATGAAACTGTGAAAAGTGTGAATGCTGCCTTGTGAAAGGTCTAAATTCTCCGTCTTTTTTTACAAGGTATTCATCAGTCTTGCTCGTAGCGTTGAGAGCAATTACTGCTGCCGACTGTGCCATACTCTATTGATAGACTTTATTAAATGGCACAGGCGGCGTCACAATCTATTATAAAAATTATTAAAAATAATTAATGGAGGATATCTTCCTGCCAGTGATGGAGTCTTCAGTCGTTCTGGCGAGTCACTACGCCAAAGAGTCAGGCCGGAACACCGTCACGGCCAGAGACATGATGTACGGTCTGATGTATGCAGCCCGGAATGTGGTCGGCAAGCAGCTCGGCTCGCTCTTCCCAGAAATTTATGACGAGAGCGAGTCTGACGAGGAAGACCTGGAAACGGTGGATGACGACGAGGAGCCGTTCACGCGCTACCAGGGCAACGATACAGAGAGCATCGGCTACAAGATGAATCAGTGCGCCGACACCTGGGACGACTGGGTCCCTGAAAGCCCAGCCGAACAGGCGCTCAAAAGTGCGGTCGAAAACCAGCGTCATCTACTAGGGTGAATGTCTAACGTGGTTCCGTACTATACAAAAACTTTTACAAAATTTATCATGTACGGAGACTCAGACGATGACGACTCGCTCCCACCCACAGTCCGGTATGCACCCATCCCACCAGCAGGCGACTCGGACTCGGACTTTGACCCAGAGTGACCCTCACGAGGCCCGAAGGGCCTCACTTCGCCTTCAGGAAAAAATTATTTACAAATATAAATGGCATCCACCCTTGCATCCATTGCTCTCCAGCTCGAGGCTCAGTCCCTGAACAGCATCGTTGCTGGCTTCTCCTTCGCCAGCGCCATCGCCTGGATGGACTTTGTGCGCTTCGTCATCTCCCGCATCGTCCAGGTGTCCAAGGACGGCGCCAGCTACTACGCTCTGGCCGCCCTGTTCACCACCCTGATTGCCATCATCGTCTACATGATTGTGAAGACCGTGGCCTTCAACGTGACCATCCGCGAGCCCCAGAGCCCGATGTACGCCGTGACCCGCTAAACGTGGACCCGTAGGGTCCGAATCCTCATGCCAAAGGCGGGGCAGCAGGCCGCACCATCATATGCGGTAGTGGTTGTGGCGCAGCAGCAGCGGCAGTAGCCTCGGCAGCCTTGCGGTACCAGTGGAACCCCCACAGGGCCAACGCAGCAATAATTATATAAACTAACCAGCGGCCCATGGCGGGCTTCTTCTTGGGCTCAGGCTTGGGAGGGAGCGCCGTCATGGCGTCGATGATTCTCTTGATTTCGACCTCTGGCACAGCCGGCGGAGGTGGAAGCTCAGGACGCCCGTTGTCTATATAGAAGCGCAGCACCAATGCGTTGTTATCAAAGCCCTCGAAGTTTAGCTGTTGGCCATTCTTGTCGTACCACGTCACTGTCAGTCTGTCCAGGCTGTTGATGGGCTCGGGGTAAAACACGCTGATGCGGTAGTCGTGACATTCTTTAAAATTCTTTATGCAGCCCGAGCTCACGTCCATCTGAATCATCGCGAATGTCCGGCGCGCGTTCGAGCCGCTGAAAGTTCCGGTACGGGCATTCATGGGTTTGGTGTCGAGCATGGTTGGTGTGCGCAGCTCCTGTATGTCCAGGAACACAAACTCGTTGACCGTAAAGTCGACTCCGTCAGGTGACTTGAGGATATAGTAGCTGGCGTACTGCGGGTTGTTCTGGTAGACAGGGTCGCTGCTGGCCGGCTGGGCGGTGTAGGTGGTGCCTGCCACAAACCCTGTCATCTTGGCGAGCTCCAAGCTGTGGAACCGGACAGTGAATGCACTGGCCGAAAAGACGAGAAATTTGCCCTCGTCCGGGAGGAACTGGTAGGCGACCAGGGCGTTGGACGAGTTGGTCAGCTCGGACTGGATGCCGTAGCCAGAGTAAAAGCCCGGGTCCAGGAAGACGTTGCTCACGGCCGAGATGCCGGTGTAGGTGAGCACGTTCGAGCCGCTGGACAGGTTATAGAGGGTATTGGGCACTTTGGCAGCAACGAGGTCAACACGGCTTACGTTTTTGACCACGTCGGTGAGGTGCAGCGTGTAGCTGCTGCCGTCTGGGTAGATGGTCGTGTCACGATTCGTCGAATCGACATACACGAGTCTCTCCATTACTTTTTAATTCTTTTTTTTTGGACCAGGGTCTACGCCTGTGCCTCAGTCCAGAAGAGGTTCACTGAGTATGAAGCCAGGGCGGGGAAGAGACTCGGCACTGTAAGCTGTACGAGTAGAGTATCGGGGCCGTCTGGGAAAAACTGATTACCACCAATGACACCGTTGCACACCTCCTTGAGGTTGGACAGGTCGATGGAGTTCTGGCCGTTATTACTGATTGTCGAGAAGATGCGTTCACCTGAACCAGCTATATATGACCCAACTATGAGTGAATTCGGTGCAACCTGTGCAAAACTGGGCTGAGACCCGTTGATTGGAGCATTAACAGATATCCATGCGCTGGCCGTAAGACCAGCCGGGTTCAGAATTCCGGATACAACCATACTACCAGTAGAACCGCTACCTGTTGTTTGTGCAGTCGTACCACCACCAAACACGTCCAGGCGTTGTAGGAGTAGCTGGGCACGGTTCAAGAGGTCGCGTGTGCCAATGTCGCCCACCACACCGTTGGACACGGCCGGGGCAAGTCGGAGCATAAACAGATTAACTGTGTTACCTGCAGGTACTGGAACCACATTATTCACCTGATAGTTGAAGAAATAACCGCGGTCCTGGTCGAAGTTACCGTCCATCAGGAATGCCGAACCCCAGTGCGTCAGACTGGGGCTGCACGTGCAGCTGATGATGTTCACAGATACACCGGCAGTATGGGTCGCGGCTACTGAACCCGTGAAGGCTGTTCCTCCGGTGTAAGTTGTGTCCGCAATGTTGTACGACAGAGTTGCTGTACGAGCCACACCAGTCAGGCCTGTAGCTGTCTTGCCAGTGTACGAGAAGAGCTCCTGGTCGATGAGCACTGTACCGGCTGTCGGCCAGTAAGTGGTTGCGTCGTTGAGTGCCAGAGTGGTGGGTGTGTCGCCCGAGTTTACAGTCGTTGCCAGAGTCGAAACAGCTACAGCCGTCTCGTTTGTAATTTCGTAGCGTACTGGCAGGTTGCCCGTGCGCATGTAAGCCTCGTCGTTGACGTTGTTCTGGCGATAGCGGTGAGCGTAGACCCAGTTGCCGTCGCTGCCACGTATCATGAAATCGACAAAACCAGCGCCGTACCATGTGTACTGCAGGCCAATCATCTGCATCTTCGAGAGGTCGACGTTAAAGCCGCTTGGCCCGCGGCCATCGACAGTGTCACGGTTGAACTGGTTCTGGGGTGTGCGCTGTTCGCGAACCTTGCACATGGTCACACCGAGCGTAATAGCGGCCGAGCCTCTGTACGGTGGGTTCACCGTCATGGCAGTGTCGCTCGTGATACCAGTCACCTGATAGGTCATGCCGCGAATTGTGACACGGTCATTCACCTTGAGCTGTGCAGTGAAGCGAGTTCCGGTACCCGCCACTGCCTGTGAGTTAAGGCCGATAGTGACCGAGCCGGCCAGCTGGAAAGTGCAGGACCGCTTCACGGCCCACAGAGTCTGGCCGTCGTACTCCCAGAACAGGCCGTTCTGGTCGTCGAAGCAGCCGGCGCGCACACATGCACCGTGCCAACTCGTCATGATGAAGCGCGGCTGGTCGCCCAAAATGGCAGTCGTGTCTGTAATTGCGTTTGTAGTATTCAAAGTCAGAACAGTGTCACCCACGACTGATGCGACTGTGTAGTTGCCGTTGTAGCCTGCCGAGGTGACACCGCGAATCTGGACAGTCGCACCGGCCTGTGGTGCACCGTGAGGTATACCTGTCGTGACTGTAATCACACCCGGGTTCCCCGCCGCGTATGTCAGGCTCACAATGTCGTTGTTTGGGCAGAACAGCGTGCCAGAGGACCACAGCAGGCCCTTGCCTGACTGGTACCGGAAAACCTTCTTGGACTGGCGGATGACGGACGCGCCGTGGATTGGGATGTTAGGGCTCATGATGACACCACCGTCGAAGGGGCGGTGAATAGTGTATGCGTACGGCTGTATATAAATAGAGCCACCTGACGGTGAACCGGATGCGCCAGTGGTCGCATAGGTGAAAGTAGTGGCTGACGGAACACTCTGAATCAAATAGTTGCCGTTTACAGCTGTAGCGCCCCAGCCAATAACAGAGATGGGCGTGCCCGGAACCATGCCGTGAGCGGTCGTCCCTGTAGTCACCGTAATGAGAGTAGAAGATGTAACCGCAACAGCCGTAGCCTGGACTTTGCAGTTGTTGTTGTTATATATACCACCACGCCGCAAAACTGTATACGAGGTTGAAAGGGTCCCGGCGGTGGTTGTGCCGCTCTTGGCAGTGTACTGAAACGCTGCAGGGTTTGTTGCGCTCACGGCCGTCACAAGGAAAAAACCTTCGGCGCGATTGGCGTCGTTGGTCGCGTTGGCCAAACCTGAAACGTTCACGACCGAGCCCACATTCGGAACAACAGCCGTATAAAAGTTAATAGCTGTCCCGCTATTAATCGTCGGGACAATCTGGGATGGAAAGAATACTGTGATATTTGTTGTACCGCTGACATTGACTACGACTGCCAGACCAGTGATACCAGCAATGATGACCACCTGACCGACTGCTACATTCGTGTAAGAAGTCAGTGTTATAACGGCCGATGTAGAAGCTGAACCGGTCGTGACATATTGCGTGGACAGAGTGGTTGTTACCGCGGGTGTAATAGTGGTCGTGACTGTGATGGTTGCAAACGAGCCGCCGCCAGATACAATCGCATTAGTGGCTGCAAGTGGCACGTCCGTACCGGGAATTTCAAAAAACGAAGGGGTCTTTCGTACATCCTGGTATGACTGCCACTTGGTCGCCTGCAGGCCATATTCGAAATCGGCATCGATGATGGACTGACCAAGAGACACACGCTGACGTTCAATAGCGTCCGTCCCAAAGTCGTACGGACGGGTCACAATAGCAGACTGGTACTTGCTGCCTGTCGTCCCGTCAATATTCATTAATTAGTACCTAGAAATTTAATATCAAAAGGCCTCCTACGAAGGCGAAGCCAGGAAAAAGGACCTTCGGTCCTGAACGAAGCCTTCAAGTGTCGCTCTTTATCTC